ATTCCTCAAGTGCTGTAATAGGCGAGCCCTTAAAGCATTATCACTCTCCCTATCCACACCACCTTCTATAGCTCCTACTACACTGTCAATAGATGTATTCCTATACCTACCTACAGTGAATGTTATTGATGGGTAGAATGACGATGTCAGGCGTGTACCAGATGGTAGGTCACTACCTGTAGTACTAGTTGTGGCTTGCACGTACACTGGTATCTCTATCCCCACCCCTATGTATGCCCTCTGCTGCACCTCGTACTGGTACCTAGAAGTGGGGTCAGTTAATAATGCGCCCCCTAATAGTAGTACTGCCTCACTAGACTTAACTAGTACCCATCCCTTAGCTCCCACCCCTGTTAATCTACTCAATCCATAATCACTAACCCTCTTATCTAAGTCAGTACCCGTTGCAGTACTTAAATGGAACCCAGATAATATACCCTCTATTAATGAGTCCTGCTCCGCTATTGCAATAGCTACAGCTCTATACAGTATGTATATGTTTGAGTAAGGAGAGAAGTCATGTAAGGAGCCCCCTAATAAGGAGTCCCTCATTGATGTCAATATCTGTGCTACTGTACGTGCTGGCATAGGTACTCTTAGTTATTGGTATAGTAATAGATATACACGGCCTATTAAGGCACTAACTAGGATGTCACACATGATTAGACCACAACCACCCATACAGAGTCTTGTATATGATGAAGAAGGAGTGCCTATGACTGTAGTGGGCATCAGTGCTGATGGTACATATACCCTGATGTATGAGGCGGGTAGTGATAGGGGATTCTATCGCCTTATGGGGGGAGAGGAACTCTACCTATTTCTATGTAAACCATACCCTCTCGGTACTTATGATGTAGTGATAGAGATATTAGCTACTAAGACCGTGCGCGTTACCTCTGATAGATTGGCAGACCTGAAGAGGGATATGGTGCCCGGTACTGACACACCCCCTATACCCTTGGGGGACTTCATGGTTATGTCTATGCGGCCTATACATATCGTACCTGTGAGTTAAGGTAATGGTACCTCAAATACTAACTCCTCTGTATCACCTAAATGATTGTATATGATACGTATAGATACAGCATTCATAGGGCCCTCTGCTGCCGATAGTAATGATATACCTATATCCTCTATTACTACCCCTAATGGGGCATATGTGAGTGCTCGTTCTATATGCTTACGTGCACGGCTAAGGAAATCATAGGTGAACGGCTCCCCTAACTCCCTATAGATACCATCGCCATACTGTGCATCAACGTACCTACACTCTCCTTCTTCTAGTACAGGGCGAGATAAGTACCCCAAGGGTGTAAGTATTGCCCTTCTAACGAGGTGCCTTATTATGTCCCCTGTACTAGTCAATATTGCTAAGTCTGATCCCTGTGTGAGAAGATCCCCATCCCTTAACTGTAAGTCCGCCATACCTTATGTAATGCCCTAATGATTAATGTATATGTATTACCACTAAACCTATATAGGGTAAGGGTAATCTTATATCATGCTCATGTAACTACGATAACTCTATAGGCTCATATATTGAGTATGGTAAGCCTATGACTATCGGCCCCTCTTCAGCTATACCTACTACCATAGACCCTCTCTTAGTGGCTGTGCCCCTCTCCGCTACTGCATCTATGTGTAAATAGCAGGGCCTCGGTATATCAATATCTAATATGATTAATGTAGATGGTACGACTAACCTATACTCAAACCGTGCCTTCTTAGGCTTACACTCTATCCCTTCTACTACTGCCCTCATTGGATTAACTAACCCACACCCTAATGTTAAGCTTAAGGTTGCGCCACCCCACCCTTCAGGGGTCACTATCACAATACCTATACCCTCTATAGTTGTTGCATCTATAGGTTCTATTAGACTCTGTTCCATACCGTTAAGTAGCACTCCTCTATTACGGGCATTAACTTACTACCTATATCTGATAAGGGGAACTCGTACACTGAACCTGCCCTATCTTCAAGGTACAACATACCCCTGGGGCCATATATTAGTGCCTCATTGGGCGCGTATATTGACGCTATCCACACACATGGGCAGTACCTATCCTCAGTCTGGTACGGGGTTAATGCCTCCATCCTCCCCCTGTCATATATACGGTTCCATTGTCTCACCACTATACTCATCACACCATTTAATACAGGCCCTTGTAAGTATGAATGGTGGAAGTACACAATACCCCCCGGTAATATCCTATCCACTACTAAGTCGGCTTCCATTACCGTTAATGGTTTATCGCACCCCGTTAATGTAATAGGTGGTATACCCCTACTATCCTCGCATAAGGTAGAGGTATATGCTATCTGTAGTATCCGGGGGTAATACTCTACTACCCTCGCCGTGTGCACATTATTACTATCTACATCTGACATATCTGTCTCCTACTATTAAGCCGTACCCAATCGCTGCGCTCTAAGCGGTGGTAGCACCATCAGATAAGGTGCCTTTATAACCACCCTGTCCCTGCTCTACACCATCCCATAGTATAGGCCCCTTCTTCCCCTTACCACATAGTGACCAATCCTTGAGGAAGTCTAGGTCTAATCCCGGTAATACTATCTTCCCTATCTTACCAGTAATAGAATCTAATGCTATATCAGGTAACTTCAATATAGCCTTTACATTAATCCACGACTTAGCACACGCTACTAAGTCATTCAAGAGGTTAGTTAGTGGCGTACCCATACCTATTACCTTCAATAACCTATCCACCTTCTTGATAGGGTCTAAGTCCCCTAAGAACGATGCCGCTTTATCTAAGGCCTTATCTAACGACTTATCTACATCAATAGATACTACATCACCTTTAACAGTTAACATACCCTCCGGTAACTTTAACCCCACCTTATCCATAGCTATACCTAGTAGTTCTGCAGACTCTAAGGTACCATCCTTACCTACTGCCTTCCCCAACCCTAGATCTTGCATGGCTTGCTGCAATGATATAGTCTCCCCTTTGACACCTGGTATCTGCCCTAGGACGGACTCAAGTACATCCCCTACCGCCATACTCTTCCCTCCACTGATAAGGGCTATGACATCCACTAGTGAGGATGGTGCACTAGTATTAGCTATACCACCTACACCTAACTGCTCCGCCTTAGTAGAAGGAAGATTACTACTATCCATATACTGTGTAAGAGCTATACCCTTAGCAAACCCCAGTGAGGTCGCCTCTGCCTTCGATATATTACCACTAGCGTAATCCGCTAATGTAGCTATTACATCCTTAGATGCACCACCAGCTTTGAGGGCCGCATCCACCCACCCTTCACCTGTCGTAGCACCCTTACTTATAGGGCCGGTACTGCCAGGTTCGCTACGCTCGTTGCTAGCTGACACTGTGGATGTTGGCTTAGGTAATCCCTTGAGCTCAAGTGCGCGTGTCTTATATACCATGAGTGCGGCTCCGAATGTGGCAGTCAGAGCCGTTGATGATGTCTGTTTCTTATCCCCATCATTACCGTTTACACCCACCTGATCTACTGCAACCTTACCCGATATACCTACTATATTTAGGGCATCCTCTAACCATATAGGGTACTTCTCTGTGTGCACCCCCTCACTATGTGCATCATCACTACCCTCACGCCCCCCCGCCTTCGGGGGCTTCTTCATAGAACTAGTATTCAGAGGGGCATCAGTTGGGGGCATGCAATTGATCTGTGGTACACGCGGTAATGCTATCGTCGGTAGTTTAGGTAGTTCGGGGAACTCCATACACCCTACAACCTCACTTATTACCTTATTGATTATCTCACCCATCCACCCCGTCATTGATAACGAGAACTTCTTAGTCAGCATTGTTAGTACACCACCAGCCACACCCTCTAACTTAATACCCTTCGATACATCCGCTAATAGCTTATTGGCTATATTGATAGCCTCACCATGCACTACCATCCTCGCCATGCCTGTGACATTGGTAGTCTTACTACCTACTAATGTCGTAGAGGCTGGGGATACTAAGTTAGTACCATCTGGTTTCAATGTGTATACGGTGCCGGGTGTAGGATTACCTACTAACCCACCTAATGCCCCTAATAAACCGCTACCACCACCTATCTTACTCAGGCCTATACCTATTATCTTCTGCCCTAGTGAGGCCCCTAATGATGCACCTATACCTGCCATGAAGAATGATGGCGCCTCACCCTTAGCAGTGCCCTGCCCAGCAGTAAACGTTATACCTGTACCAGACGCCAATGTCTGCGTCTCTATGGCACGGGATGTGATATTCGTACCCTTCTCCTCAATGTCAGATGCCTGTATGGTGTGTAATTTAGTGGTAGTACTCACCTTATATGCGGCATCAGTACTCACCTCATTGAAGTACGTGCGGTTAGATATACCACTCTTCGAGTCCGTACCCACTAATGTATTCCTTATCTCGTAGTTGTGGTGCACAAACTTCACATTCTCTGTAGATAGTTCGTGCCAGCTATGTGCACATTTACTAGTGTTACTTTGGCTATTGAATGCTATCTGACTATGGGCCCCACCCATTGACACATTATCGCCCTGTATGCGCGTCAGTGGGGCCTCGAATAGAGCGTGTGAATCACTGACAAACCTTAACCCATTAGGCTTATCATGGTGCTTCTTTGATGCCTTCATACTGTCACATAAGGCCTTCAACATCATCTCCACTTCCCCCAACATATCATCGGGTGCCTCATGCTCATGATCGTGGAGGTGTGGCTTAGTCTTCTCTATCGTCTCCTTATGGCTAGCGAGTATTGTCTTAATAGTCTCCGCAGTAGTGGCAGCGGCCTGTAAGTATGAACCACTGCCCCCTGTAGCGGATGCTATCTCTGACATGGGCTGTAACGATACCTTTGGTGGTTCCGATATCGTATTGGGACTATCACCTTTCTTCGATGTACTAGCGGCATCCTTCGTAGATGACACCACCGCATCCTTCGCCCCATCCATTAGGGATGCTATTGCACCTGTTAACCATAAAGGACTATCTGCCATCATTTAACTCCTGTACTATTGCCCCTAACCTCTGCAAGCATGGGGCGTGTGCATCTCTCAGGTACTCCGCTGCCTTACTTATATCTACAGATCTCTCATATGGGTCACTGTACGCTCTGATGTACGCATCATTAAGTACCTGTGCTGCCTGCACTACTAACAATAAATCCCACCCCCCAGGTCTACAGATACCCAATATGTATGACATGGCCATGCGTAACCCCTGTGGGTCAGATAATACAGAGATCGACATCAGTGGTAATAGTAACTTCTCTACCACTGTTCCCGTTGATGTAGATGGTACCCATTCACTAGCTCGCCTTATATATATCAACTCCTCATATAGGGCCCGCCATTGTGGGGGTAGTGTCAGGTGCAGTACATCCTTACCCATTAGTGGGCATAGCCCTGACCGTAACCATGCAAGTGATAAGGCAGTGATAGTAGTGCATGCCTTCTCTTCCATATCCCCTACGGGGTTGTAACCCTCACCTCGCTCTAAGTACCAATCCACTGCCTTGGGGAACTCAGTCCCCATTACCTGTACGTTATTCAGTACTTGCTGTATGGGCTCTAAATAACTATCTAAGGTGTTATGTACCTTATAGTAATCACTACATACTCTGACCATACGCGAGGGGTGCATGTACGTCGTGGGGTGCATGTACATCCCATACCCTAGACTCCCATAAGGGAAGCCCCACACAGACTCGTGATTAGTTAGCCTATCCATTAGGTAGGTACTAGGTAACTCCTTTCTCAATCCATTGATCTGTACGTAGTATGAGTAGTGCTTAGTCCTCTCAGGGACATTGATTACTGATACCCCTAGTAATGTTCATAGTAAGGATAGCAAAGTACCATCCACACCACTCTCTATGGACATTAGGTCTACTAACCTACCCTGACTGTGGATGGTATTATATACCGTAGCTAACTCCCTCTGGTACTTATCCATAGCACTAGGGGATTCATGGGATAGGGCCGCTGTATCACCATCCATCACCATGTAATCATCCGCTCTATACATACCCCACCTCAATTATAAGTATTCTCTATTACTACATTGTGCACTAATACCCCCGCCGTACTACTATACCCTAGCTCCCTTGTGAGGTACTGTAAACACAATGACCTATCATCTGTATCCGCTACCTCCTTGTACGTTGACCACTCCTGTGTACCCATCAGAGAGTTGATATCCAGTAACCTTACATCACGCTCCGTCACCCCCTGTGATACCAGTGACAGCATGTACGGGGATAGTTGCACCCCATCTACTGCATTCAACATTGATACTATCTCAAAGGGTGGTAGTGGGTCATCTAATACCCCCGCGGTAGTTGTATACGACCTCTCCCATTGGTAACTATCCCATGCCCCCAGGATACGCATGAGAGGTGATGTTACTAATAGGAACATCTGCCCCGCTCTCCTATCGCGGTACTGTGGCCCGTACGTGTACCCCATTAAGTACGTGAATATAGCTTCATGTGTGGCATTACCCCCTTCCCCTGCTATCAATTGACGTAAGGTGAGTAATGCCTCATGCCCCTCATACGCACATGAATTGTCTGTGTAGTAACCCATCTAACACTCCATAACTGAACATGGATCTATACGCTGATTATTATTATCGTACACTTCCAAATGTAAGTGGGGGCCGGTACCTCTGCCAGTATTACCCGTATAACCAATAAGTTGCCCTGCCTTTACAGAGGTGCCATCTGCTAAGCCTGCATACCTATCCATGTGTGCGTAGAATGTTTCCCCTATACTACTGCCTGGGTGTTTAACAGATAACCAATTACCATAACCCGCTTCTACCCCTTTCTCTCCTATCACACCATCTGCAGGCGCATATATTGGGGTACCAATTGGTGTACCGAAGTCTACTCCTTGGTGCATCCTACCCCAACGCATACCCATTGGTGATGTTAATGGGAATCCCTTGACTGGGTTATTCAGACTGCCTGCCTTTGGGGGTGTTGTATTGCCTCCCATACTCGGCTTAGAACTACCTGTGTTAGAACTACCTGTGACAGTCGCCACAGTGGTCTTCGTACTCATTGAGCCATACATAGGCGTAGTAGATTGACCACCCTCTATTCCTAATGTAGTGACCTTTAATGTACACCCCCTATATATCTTACCCATCTGCATCGTCCAATCCCAGGGCGCAGTCTTCGTACAATCTCTTGTGTACGTCCCTATGATTACTGAGTTATTATTGGTACCGAGAGAGGCTGGAGCACTACCTCCACCAGGTGATGTACCACTCTTGTCTAGGGTAGTAAACCCCTTATCGCCACCTATTGCTGGAGGTGGTAAACCTGATAGAGAACCATTAGTGGGTATACCTATCTTCTGCATAGCATTTACTATCTCATCCATCCTCCTCTTCTGATCTTCAGAGTGCTTCTCCATATTCGCCCATAACTCGGGGTGCGATACGCCTGTTGGATTAAATCCATCTACACCGACCCCTGCATCCCCTGCATATATTCGTGCTTGTAATAATGTATCTGGAGTTATACCATTCTTAGCTAAGTAAGGTAGGGTAGGAATAAACCCCTCCCTTGCCATCTTTGGTGATTGATTCCATATATCTAGATAACTAGACATCAATAAGGTGTTAGTTGGGTCTAATCCAGCACTACGCATTAGAGGTGCCACCCTCTCCGCCTCCGCTTTTAATATAGGGTGGTACATGCGATCGGCCTCCTCTGGACTTGAACCTTTATAGTAAGCCCCATTGACTGAGTAATTACCTACATTCCAGGCACCATTGCCGGGGTCTCTATGCCCATCGTAGGGCCTAGTACCATCAGACAGTACTGTAAATCCCCCATCAGCAGTCCTATTACCTTCTGCCATACCAATAATCCTACCTATAGGACTATTGATAGCTCCCCCTGCAAATAGTTTATCTATCCCTTCATCCATTACATAGCCCTTATGTTGCGTATAGCTGTTGCAATAGCCTCTGCCCTACGTGTCTGGTCAGCTACATGACCTTTCATATCAGTCCATAGACTAGCGTGTGCATAGCCTGTAGGGTTGAAGCCGGGACCTACCCCCTCATCTCCTGCATATACCCGTACCATTAAGACTGTCTCCTCCGTGATGCCATTATCTACTAGGTACGGCAATGCACATAAGAACCCATCAATTGCCATCAATGGTGATTGATTCCACACATCTAAATAGTTAGCCATTAATAGGGCATTAGAGCTATCCAACCCCATTGCTTCTATAACAGGGGCAACTCTTATTGCCTCCCCTTGGAGGATCTTATGGTACATACTATCTGCATATTCTGGACTACTGCAGCTATAGTACTCACCATTGACTGAGTAATTACCTACATTCCAGGCACCGTTGCCTGGGTCTGTATGCCCATAATAACTATCAGTTACGCCCCCATCAGCGGTTCGATTACCTTCAGCTAATCCTATGATTAAACCTATGGTGCTATTGAGGGCACCACCCGTGAATAATGATTCTACATTATGTGTCATGTTTTACTACTAATAAACTTACTACTGAACACCTACCCCAAAGTATATCTCTTTCTGTGGCTCCCACTTATTTACATCCCTCCACAACCTATCCATATCTACTAAACATGGATCTCTCTCAGTAACTTCAGGGTCTAGTACCTCATCATGCAATACCACCTGTGCCCTCTCTATACCCATCTGAGATATCAAGTATGACAGCGAGTAATATATCTCTACTGTGTACGGCATAGGCCCTTCTAAACATATAGAGTATGCGAACGGGTCTACACTACCATTAACTGATTCCCCTAAGTATGATGATGGGCCGCATGCTGACGCTTTAACGTACGCAGGTACTAGGTACACTATCTCCCCATCCCTACGTATTACGGTATGGTAACTGGCCTTAAACCTATCATCTAATGACCATGATAAGGCACCCTCCGCAGGCCCATTAGAGTCATGTAATACTACTATCGGTACGCAAAGGCCCGTGGATATAGCACTCCCTGGCAGTCGCAGCCCTGCGGCACCTCCCCTAGGGTCGTGACCTACAGCACTCATATAGCTTTAACCTCTACATTCTGTAAGGTAGTAGGTAATGTTAACTCCTGCTCGGGTGTACTATTGCTAGGGCCGCCCATCTTACCTAGGTTACGTATCTGACTAATGGCCTCCCTTATAGAAGCATCTGATACTGCATCCCCTTGCGGCTTGGTACCATCGACACCTCCCTTACCCGTAGTCACTATATACCTACTACCGTCTACCTTAATTACCGCACTATTGGAAGCAGATGTGGATGTACCTCCTACCTTATTATATTCAACTGACACACCATCTACAGTCCTATTACCATTGAAAGGGGTCTCTGACTTACCCAGTGACTCCCTGATAACTATCTGCATAGGGCCCTTGTACTCTATCAAATTACCCATGGCCTTAGTCACATCATTGGTACTACTTCTATTACTCCCCTGGGCTGCCACATTAGGTGTGTTCAGGTAATTACTTAATGTTGTATTCTCATACCCACGTGCCTTTAACAAGTTACCTATAGCTGCATTTGGGGCGGTAGCGGTACCCTCTCCAGCCATCGCCTTCACAAGGGCATTAGTTGCTGTATTATTACTATCCTTTAACATCATCCCCACTAATTGCTGCGGGGTGTATGACTTCCCTAGCATACCCTCTTCACCCTCCCCTATAGTATCCTTAGTCACTGTAATAGATGCTGGTAAGTCCTTAGATTGTGTCACTAGGTCGGCCACCTGTAACTTAATAGTAGAGGCCATTGGTATCGGCTTATCACCACCCTCACTCCATGTATCCCCACCTACCTTACTAATGGTCATAGCATCGGGCGCCTTATCCCCTAGCTTCTCCATTAACTCATCTACCTCTATAGCATTCCTGCTACTCTGTGGTGGTTTACCTGTAGTAGACTCCTTGGGTATTGACGTATTCATCTTCTTTTTATCCTTACCCTGATTAGGTGCCTTATCCTTACCAGGTGTAGTACTGAAAGGCTGTGTTACCTTCTTCTCAGTACTAGCTATACCTGCACTGAGGGCCGCAGATGATGAATTACATGCCGCACTAGCCTTCCTATAATCCTGTGCTAACTTATATAGTTCATCTAGGTGGTACTTCACACCCATGGGCTCACCCCAATCAAGGGATGTCCTATCTAACTGTGATAAGTCTTTAGTGTACCCTACTGGTTTACCCGTATTCCAATTAGACATCACACCCTTATCATCTTTATCAGGGGCCGCTTGTAATGCCTCCTTCAATGCCTCGTACCTACTTGCGTAATACTCTGCCTGTTGCGCTAGTGCAGTGCACTTGGTCTCATTCCCTGATAGCGCTAATAGTACTATCTGCCTATCCGCATACACAGAGAAGGTATTCTTTGTGTAGTAGACTATATCCCCCCCTAGGGTTCGTATCTCTACAGACCCAGGCTGCGGCCTCTCCTTAGCCTTATCACTCAACTCCTGCTTATACTCGGAACGACCATACCCTGATATTAAGTTATCCATGGGCGTAATACGTACGTAGTCCTCGGGGCGGGCTACTACATAAGGGAAGCTAGGGCCTGGGTTACCTACCCTCTCCCCCTGGAACCCTTTATCTACATTGAAGGGCTTCGGTACTCTCCCCTTGAGCATGAAGTTATCATAATCCCCCGATAACCTCACACACCCTATAATATACCCCTGATCGAATACACCATCCTTACATAGGACTAGTACTGGTGTACCATCCATTAATGGTTCACGTACACCTGAGTAATCTAAGCCTGCATTCGGTAGTACCTGGGAACAGTTATGGATTACTACCTCTCCGCCCCCCTCATCGTGCATATCCGTTAAGGATACATTGTATGTGGAGGTTATATGGTGTGACTCCATGTGTGGGTACCCTATTACCTTCCCCATTAAGAGGCGGGTATAACCACCCCCTACTACTCCCTGCCCATGCCCATACTCCTGTAACCCATTCATGTTAGGGGGTAGTTCACCGAAGTAGTCCGCTACATTAGCCATATACATTTACTCCCTATAGTTATTAGTAATCAGCTACCGCCCTTATGCGCGTGGTGAACCCTTCATCACCACCTTGCGTAGATAATATATGTTGTACTAATCGTACCTTATATACAGGTAATACCCACGCAGATGGGTCACTACCCTTATTAGTTGTAGGGCCTCTACCTGCGTCTACCTTCACTAGATCCTGTACCTTAAAGGGCTTCTTACCCTTATTGAACTCCATGTCCTCACCATAGGACTGTGCTTTTAGTTGCTCCTTCTCTAACTCCTTCAATGACTTAGGGGAGCCGTCCATTATAGATGTACCTTCATCATGTAATACAGTACCCCATACCTTGATAGCCTCTGATGGGTACAGTGTGGGGTCACCTAGTACTGTTATCTCCACACCTTCTATATCCCTACCCCATAACCTAGCCGCTGATAGGGCCGTCACTATTGCACCACCCACAGGGTTACCGTATGTAGATAAGGCCGCATCCTCTATTATCTGTGTGCGGCACGGGGGTGATATCTTCCTCCCCTCAGACCCGAAGCTAGAGAACTCCATCGTCAATTGTACAGAGTCTAGGAATGATCTATTACCGCCATTAGCCTCTGGATTAATGACCACTAACCTATTGAAGGTGGCTACTGAACTACTAGATGAGCGTAGTGATAGTATCATCTGATTGGGTAATGGCTTCTCTATACAGTCCGGTACCGTGCGGAAGAAGTAAGTCCTATACATCCTATGCTCATCATCAAACCCACTAGTATCCAGTACCCTGGGCCCGAATACATAATCACCATTGATGTGTGAGGCGTAGAAGTCAGTCACTCTCTCCTCATGCGATGCGAGGTACTGTAGTACTTCTAGTGGGGATCTCTTATATACCTGGAATGTGGCAGCCATGTGTGACTTCTGCAACGGTGGTCTCTGCACCCACACATTCAATCTGGGGCTAGCATCGGGTCTCATTATTGAGTGCGTACACTTCCTCAACCATAGCGCTGGATCCTCTTCAGGGGATATATCAGGCCCATCATCTGCATTCTTATTCTTCCACTCAGGTGCCCTCTTCGTCACATCCCCCGCCCCTACATATGCTGTATATAATAACCCCCCATCTTCTTCCTTACCATTAGCCTTCCTCCCATCCGTATATGCACCATATACCTTCTTCCAGCAACTAGATGCACCCTTATCATCACCCCCTGTCACGTATAATTGACTCGTGGTGGCACGGTATATGTCATATATAATCTCATCCCTCCTACCAGTGGCACCACCTTTACTCCTTGTGTCCTGCTTGGAACCTATTAGTGATGGTATCGATAGTATCTTCGTATCCGCTAATACCCTCATCCTATCCCTACATTGCAGTATTAATTGCACCCCACCCTCGGCAGTACCTACACAATGTATCGTATCTATGAACCCCCAGAATATAGGGCAGAGAGGCTTATCAGGGTCGTGCTTCCATCCAGGGCTATCCTTACCAGGTATGAGATCCATCGCCCTCTCATCTAACATCTCAACGCATAGGGGCGTACTGTGTGAATCAATGTACCCAGCGTAGATGCGTATCTCATCATCCTTTGATAGGTATGGATAATTACCACCCCTATACTTCTTCAGGTTAGGTAGGGGCGGCAATGTATCTGTACGTGAGGGTATTGATGTAGTCAATGTTATCTGCGCCTGCGATATGTTCCAGTCCCTAACTGTAGTCACTCTCAGACCACGTATTACCCACTTCAAGGGCACATCCTCACGTACTGTCTTATTGGTATCACTATACCCATATTGCGTAGTGAATAACACCGGCTGTATATTATTAGCCATAGTTGCAGCCGTTATCATGGCCGCTGGCACAGGCTGTTGAGTACTGAATGTCTTCATTTAATCACTATAGGAGTACAACATGAGAGTCATTACTGGTAACTTACTAGATATAACAGAAGGTACAATAGCACACCAGACTAATTGTATAGGCTTAGCCGGGCCCGTACTCGCTAGATCTATTGCTATTAAGTACCCGGAGTGGGAGGCAGTATATAAAGCTGTATGTCGTCGCTATACAGTAGATAAACTTATAGGGCAATTACATCTATACCATGCGGCACCTCCCCAAGGGTCGTGGCCCACGGCACTCCTTGGCAGTCGCAGCCATGCGGCACCTACACTAACCATAGCATCACTGTTCGCACAGAAGGTACCAGGCAGGGGTTTGATGACCGACTATAAAGCACTAGATTATGCCCTCACCCAACTCAATATGAAATCCTCCCCCACTAATCCCATATACCTACCATATGGGGTAGGGTGTGGGAATGCGGGAGGGGATTGGGGTACGGTACAGCAACTCATAGAAGTTAACTGCCCCGATGCTATACTAGTTAAATTACCGTCTAGTACTTGATGAAAGAAGAGTGCCGTAGGCCACGACCCCTAGGGAGTGCTGTATGGCTACAACCCTTCTTGAGTACTATAGAAGTACATTGGTAGAGCGTTGTACTTGACCTGTACCACCATTAGTTACGAAACCACCACCAGTAGCGCCGTACTCTTCAAAGCGTCTAGTCTTAAAGTCTTGAATGGTCACATCACGGTAGCCTATACCTTCGGCCACACCTTCCCAGCGGTATGCGACAACCCTTCTACCAGGCATGGCGCCCATAGACCAGTTATCCACCTTCGCACGGAAGATGGTCATCATACCTTTAGACTTAGGCCCAAAGTCCCCTGCACGTTGCGCGTACTGGTTCTTACCGAAGTTTGTGAACTCATCAGACCCATACCTGTAGAAGCTCTGCGACCCTACATTCTTAGCAGTCTGTTTAGCTAGATCTGGGGACCATGATGGGTCAGTCTGGTGGTTCCTATCAAACGTACCATCTCCTGTCTGCTTATTGGCGTACGTTAACTCAGGGGCATTGACATCATAACTGATCTGGAACCTAGGGCCCCTTGTTATGAACGAATCACGACGTAGCATGGCCACCCCGAAGGTACGCTCAATGACATTCCAGTCAACAGCTCCCTGTTCTAGTACCCACGCTATCTGAATCTCTCCATCTAAGTGGATGGGGATACGTTGTCCTAACTCTAGATATGTCTCTGTAGCATTACGTACTGATACCGTCAATGATTGGAACTTACCGAACCATGCGACTAATCCCGTACATACATCCTGTACCCATAACTCTACATCGAAACCCTGTAGGGGGTCATAGCCTGTGTTATTGACTGGGCTACAGTACAGACTATTCTGTAAGTTATACGCGCTATCTGGCATACATTATACTCTCCTTATAATAATCCCTTACCCATGCTGGAGCATAAGTAAGGGCGGTATGTGTACTATTCAGTACATCAGAGATGCTGGACATCTCTGATGCAGTACGTTGTAGCCTATAACTAAGAGGTAGGGCGCACTATCTGAAAGTTATCCACCATGTACACGTCAATGTAATCGGCAGCACCAATAGGTAATACAGATATACGTATCTCTATCTGGAAGGGGCCAGGTGACATTACCTGTGGGGCGCTATAGTTCTGGATGACACCCAACCTATTAAGGTCAGAGAAGTACGCCTCTAAAGCAGTAGATATCTGCCTCACTAACTTAGAGGTCAGGGGCTCACTCTTATACCCCTGTAGCATCTGCCATACATCCATACGTACTGAGTCATATGTCCTCCGCTTCACTACTATATCCCCATCTAACGTCTGCCCCGTTAGGAAGAAGTATGTATTAAAGCTCTTATCCATGTGTATGACCTCTAACTGTGCATCAGCTAATGGCTGTAACTGTTGCTTAGTAGATATGGGGCGGGTATCTACCTCAGTTACACCTATGACGGGGCCACTGCTAGTACGTGCATGTGGTCCTACATAGAATGGGATAAGGGATAACTTACCTGCATAGAATGCGTCAGGTGAGGCGGAGAACCTAGGAGCATTAGGTTGCCCTGCATAGGTACACCATCCAGCTACCATTACCCCACGCTTTGATCTATAGCCTTCCGTTACCGCTCGTGCAGCCTCTGGGCGCACCCTCGGTGGTGCATTCAAGATAGCAATACGTAACCCCTCATACTCAGTTGCTCTCTCTGCCTGCGCTAATAGAGCCATCTTAATGGCATCACTATCCCAGATGCCAGGTGTCAGTGTAATGTGCACAGGCTCACCATCCGCTAAGGATATGGCGCGCGTGTAATCTTCTTCCTCTGGTATAGGGCCATCGTAGCCATCTTCTAACGATACATTCTGTAAGTATTCAGGGCCCGCTGCTGTTGGGTTCCTGGGATCTTGTGTGCCAGAGTACCTCTCATCAGGTGGCGCTAACCTCATAGGGGAACGGTACAAGAGGTTCACGTTGTAGCTATCAGGGTTGAATAGCTTAGGTAAGAATAACCCAGCCACGTGATTAGACCCTACTAGATCCAATAGATTACCACTAGCATCACTATTTATTAGTGATACATTGAATACCTCGTCCCTAAGAGGGGGGTTGTAGTTATCTTTATTGAGGTCACGCACTGTCACCCTAAACTTAGTTGTAGTAATTGGGTACACAGTTACACGGAGAGAATTACCCCACGCACCCTCAGACGTAGCATATAGCCTGAATAATGGTGTGCCTGATAGATCGTAGAAGTCTCTGTACGCACGTCTAGGCCCATCATAACCACCTGTCATGTACGTCATGTTGTACCAAGTATTATTGGTGAATGACATACCCAATTGATTAGCGAACCTAAATATACCTAGGGAATCAAATGTACTAGAGATAGGCTTATCTAACCATACCTCCGCCAGGTTACCCCATAAGGGTACCTCTACCTTCACTACCTTTGTACCCGGTTGCAAGAATGTGGGGCTGGGCTCAGGGCCCGATGGATCTTGTGGGTTGGAGAAGTGTAACTGCCCATAGAGGCCACCGCCTTCTATCTTCTCGACCCTAGACCCTATCTTAATGTATGTGGCATACTCTACAGGTACGTGGATATACTTCTCCCCTGCGTAGAAGGCTGCCTCCACTATCACCTCACCATCTGGGTCTACTGCCTCCATCCAGTACCCGAACCTATTACCTAGTGCTCCTTCTAACTCCTCATCCAGGTAGAACATGAAGCCATCATCAGTCTCTAATCTCTCTACCCTATTCAAGGGATTCTTACCTTGGAGGGCGGCCTCCATATAAGTCACTACTTGGTTGGGGGCTACTCCCTCGGGGACATCTATCTCAAAGCGTGAGGCATTCAATCTCACAGACCACGCATCACCCACCTCTAAGTTGATCTTCTGATTGGGGCCCAGTGCACCGAAGGTAATGAATACCCCTGCGTGTACACCAATGGGGCGACCCGCATCAGTGAAGATATTCACAATGAACTCTTCCTGCGCCGGTAACCTATACCATAAGTTAGTATCAATATACTCACCTAGAGGGTTCATGATCACCCCTAACTGATCAGATGCAGCACCAGATTGGAAGTAATTATACTGCCCCGGGGGTAGGTACCCTAGCGGATTGACATCTGGTAATGGGTAAATAGGTACTGGTAATAGACGCGGGCAGATGCGTATCTTACCCGGTACTGCAGGGCCTGGGTAAGGGTCTAACTCTACCCCAGGAGTGGTTGTATCTGGTACTGATAGATCATCGGGCACTACATCATACCCATCGGGTATAGTACCATTATCCTCAATCTCATAGCACTCTCCGTGCATCCAATTGATCTCATTGTAGACACCCTCGGGTACGAATAAGAACTTCACACGCGCGAACCCATCCTCATCTACATTCATTACACGGAACCATAGCCTACCTGAGCAATCACATGTAGGTACCCCTGAGAATGTAATAGCAGCCTGGCACTGTCTATCAGTTCTATTAACGAATACGCCTGTGTACCGTAAGTGGAGGATTAACTTATTGGGCTTGCTAGTGATACCATTGAAACGTATCTGCCCCCTCGCAGACTTACCATTACCTAATACCCGTATAAGAGCGAACTCTGATGCACCCTGGTTATAGGCTATTTGATACGCCATACTACCGCGCTTGGTATTACTACCGTACGTGGTCGCGAAGTCATCAAACCCACCTATGTAGCGCAATGTGCGTGGCCCCCTGGAGAACTCACCCACGATGAGGATGCGGTTCCTTACATTCTGCCCTATGGGTGTGAATGATTGGGTTATCTCTGTGATCTTGATCCGTGGTACTAACATCTACGATCCCTTACCCTTAGTTATCTTCTAACCATACCTTTATGGAGGAGGGCATACAGTTCCATCTATCCCTCCACCCTCTCGACACGTACGTAGTTATCTGTACTAACATCTCTGACTCTTGGTACAGCATGTTAGTCTCCGCCTCCCATGGTTTATCCTTATGGTTCTCGTACATGACCTCTATATTGAATTCAGGCCCTGATACTGAACCCTTTGCTATCGGGTCTAGTAAGGCTAATCGTATGAGGCCCATGTAATGACCTAGGAGATCCATAGAAGGGTTTGTCCATAACTCTACCTCACGGACTGCATCACTAGTGTGCAGCCATTCATTAGGGTGTAACGCTGCTTCCACGGGAACAGTCAGTAACTCCCTATTACTACTCTCATTGCCTAATACTAATTGCTTGTAATGTAACTTTATTGCCACTGAGTACGTCACTTCATCTGTATCTTCCCTACCCACACCATCCGGGACGTAGTACACACTGATAGATTGTGAGTCGGGTCTAGGCAATGCTTCTCTCTCATTGAGGTTCGCATGGCAGTATACTGAACACGTCAACCCCTCTCTCAACTCTATCCCGTTGTACATCCTCCACCTCGCTATCTTCTCTAACCCACCGGGAGGACTAATTAGTAATGGGTGTCTCACTAGTAGTAAGAATATGTACCACTTGATGTACGTCATTGATGGGGCGGGGGGCCCTACATATCTGCCACCTGATGGCATACTGGGGTACTCAATACTACCAACCACATCTACCACCCCTTAACCTATTCAATCTATCTAATTGGTCATACACTGCCTGCATGCGAGGTGATGTCTGGAACTTCACACTGGCCGCTGCGTACACCCCCGTGGCCTCTTCCGCTAAGGTAGGCCTCCTTATTGACATATTACTGTTAGGGTTTATCGTCAGTGCTATAGGCCCATTCACATATGGGTATAGGGAGGCTAGTGATGTACCTACTGAACCAGTCACTCCCTGTGGTAATGAGGTAATCCCCACACCCACATTAGTACTCCCATTAGGTATTACCTGTATAGCATCCGGCCTTACTTGCGCTATCAGTGCATTACTACCTACTACACCTCTCAATGATTCAGCTACCTGCATACTAGTACTCCCACTCTCAGAGGATATCAGCACCTCACCAGTAACTGCCTGACCATTAATTGATACTGAGTACTCTATTAAACCATCAGCATCACCTTCTAAGTACAAGGTATCTACCACATCCTTCTTATCTGGTGCCTTGGCTATCACACCCTTCTCTACTTCCAATAATAGACTGTGGGGGCCACTGGGATGTAACTCTTTATAATTACCTACTACCCCATATAGTAAGGAGGGGATACTAGTCTCTAGTACATGACCCCTCCAATTACTTATGGGTGCAGTATCGGGTATTAAGTAGAAGTTGAGTATTGCTAGCTCCCTTGTTATTAGTGGGTCTAACCTACGTGGGGCTAATGTTACATAATCTAATCTAACTAAGGCACCACCTGGTACACACTCTGGACTAGCTATAACATACCCCCCTCTATTAGGGGATGATAATATATTACCTCCTCCTTTTATTGATAGATTGTTTATAGCCTCAGATAGCACTAATACTAGTTCAGGTATTGTGTCAGGTACTTCCACAGCTACCTCTAAGGGTACTGGCTGGTACGTTGTCAGTGTATATACAGCCACGCCCCTGGTATCATTGGGTATGAATATATCATCACTAGATCTCCCATCTACTACTAATCCCGAGAAGTAGAATGTAGGGGTTGAAGGTATAGGTGTACTAGCCCCCTCAACTAGTAATGTATTTATGTGGTGTAATACTAATCCCCTCAATCTATCTAAATCCTCAATGGCCTGCTTCTCCATATGATCCCCTAGGGGGAGTAATTGGATACTAGAGTTTAAGGGGGTGGACTTAATGAAGTAAGAGGCAGTAAGGGCAGCCGCTACACGGTGTATGTCATCCACGTATGGTTGACTTATAGCTAACCTCTCCACCTCTTTGTACAACACCTCATACGTTATAGAGCCTGCAGGTATGATGCTATTACTATCCTTATCTACAGTCGTAGCTAGTATTAAAGCTATGCGAGGGTAAGCTTGTGTTAGCGCCGCTCTCCTTATTACTTCATCTGTCAAGGATACATCCTTCAAGATGGTACAGGATAACCGCACTGCCTGCACAAATGTCTGCCCTTGCACTACCTTCAATACTTCTGGGTGACTGGATAGGGACATCATACTCTCCTTACTCTACTTCCAATATTGACTTGATGGCACTATCCTTATCCTTATACTCCAATCCCAAGGTAGTAGTTAATGCCTTTAAGGCTGCAACCTTCATAGACCTTAACTCATCCTCGCGCATCTCTTTAGGGGTTGGTGTATATAACACTGTAGGTTGGAGGCCCTCAATTATCGCTACATCAGATGAAGTAGTTGACTCAGCTACTTCCCTGCCGGGAGTGCTAACGACCTCCGCATATACAGGGTACTCTTCAGGTCCTGTGGGCTCTACTAATACATCTACATAACTTACATCCTCCATAACAGCACTGGTGGTGGGGGCATTACTTAACCCCGCCCTCGCTAATGTCTCCAGTATGTGTGGGTTCTCTGTAGGGTCTTCAGGGGGTAGTAGTGCATTGCTCCTAATGGGGGGGGCGGGGTCAGCCACTAGATCCTGGTAACCACTTCCATACGCATACGCCTCACCTCTATCTTCAGCAGTACCTACCGCCTTATGCCCCTCCATGTACATGAACTCCCTATAGGGGTTAGAGGTTGAATCTAAGTATAGTATCTCCTCCCTATCCCTTATAGGGTCTAGAGAGTACCACTCCCCTGTAGTTACCCAATACGATTTATCCTTGTAGTTGTACTGGAATGGGGCACGTATTAGTATACGTACCATACCCTTATATACACTACTTACAGCTACTGGCTTTGTTATGGGCCTAGTAGAACCCATATTATTACCAGCAGGGTCTAACGTACTATGTTGCTGATTATGTCCCGTCAAAGAAGAACTCATACCTTTCCTCGATAGTTGCTGGTACACCTGCTGCCATCCCACACACTCTCGCGAGTAAAGTAGGGCACGCATAATATGTCAATCTACCACGTTGTGGCATAGGTAGACAAATACGGGCAGGGCTGAAGGCAGGGGCTAGGTAGATTGGATTCACACGGCCTAGTGATTGGACCTGATCCTTTGTATACCATGAGATGATCTTATCCTGCACTCCCCACTGCCCTGGTGCTAGGTTAGTAGTAATGTAATACTCCCAGTACCTACCGAACACAGTAGTCCACCCTAGACCAGTCACATCATCACAGTCCACACATGGATCCATTGGGAGTGCTGGTACTAATGGCCGTGTGACGTAAGCATACGCCTCTCTCAACGTCAATGCAGATGGGAAGTTTACTGCATACCCATTCGTCATTGCAGTAGCATCTGCAGCCGTTGGGTACAGTACTAATGTTTTCACCTTCTCAATGGGGATAGGTGGGGGGAATGTGCCAGGGGCTGCAATAGTCACCGTATTAGGGCGCAGTACTGCTGATGTCAGACCCTGGCTTGCCATGAGGAGGGCAATCTCAGGGCCAGTCATACCCGCTAGTGCATCACTCTGTGGTCTATTATCTTGATCTACTGACTCTGCTATTACAAAGTCTACACCCACAATAGGTAGGGGATTACCCATCAATTGAGGGTTCTGCATATCTTGTAAAGCAGTAGTGTACTGGTCATACACCGCTCTCTCTACGGGTGTAGCCACACCATTAGCCATACGCTCCCATATCTCATTAATACCACCCGCTGCTGCAACTGCAGCCTCTACTGCCGATGGGAAGAAGTAATCTGCGTATGTATCTCCACCCGAGGTATACGTGAAGTAATTAGCACCCGCAGCCTCCGCAGCCGCCCTAGATGGGAACTCCGCATAGCGTGGTACAGCGTAGATGTTATAGCATGCACCATCCCTTAACATCGCTGGGGGGATGCTGGCGAAGTTCAATGCGCCTCCTAATGGGAATGTGAATCCATCGAACTCTATCGCACCACCTGTGAATGTGACTGTACTACCACCTAATGTGGCTACAGGGCGGCGCGTCACCCCTGCTAATACATATGGGACTGCTTGCCCCGGCCTACGCGCACCAGGCAGTACCTGATGTGAATTCATTAATCCTGGCATAATCTATCTCCTAGTAAGGCATGAAGTTTAAGTCACCTTGTAGCGAGAGGCGATTATTGATGTCCCCTATAGATGCTACTGTCATGTGTACCACACGGTATGGATACGTCAAGTAAGGCATACCTGCATTACCCATTTGTAGGTACATGCCAGGGGCCGCAGGTATATGCGTCTCCATATTAGTCCTAGACCATATGCCCGGCTTACCATCTGGACTCTCACCAATACAGAACTGTGTACGACCAGGTGCTTGTGCCTCACCCGATGGACTCTTCTCACTAATGAACACTACCTTGTTCTTAGGCCAGATACGCTTATTGATGCCATCTACAGGGTCAATGAACTGTGTATCTACTTCACGAATCTGCAACCCTGCAATGGCCGTAATCATACCATCAGGGCCGAATTGAATGAACTGACTGTACTGACTGGTACCACCTTGTTCAATATTCAATCCACTGCCATTCTGGTACATCATCATCTGCCCAGTAGACCATCGAGAGATGTTACTAGTTGATAACACAGACCTTAACTCTGGTGACATATACATTGCCGTCAAGTCTGACTTATGTGTCATCTTGAACCAGTGCTTGATGGCTTGGATAGTGTATACGTAATCACTGTATGGGTCAGCCCACGAGATACCTACATTCTGGGGGTTGATGGAGTTGGTGTCCTCGAATGACCTGAATACACGGGCCTCATTCCTCCCCCCTATACCAGTAGTCACGTTATAACTGAATAGGTTATACGCAGGTATATTACTCGCTACATCTGTAAACACTCCAGTCCTAGGGTCTGTATAGCGTATACCACCCAGTAACATACGTGCCCTGAACACATCCCATGTAAGGTTATGCTCCGCTACCATCGTGGCAATCATCTTCTGGATCTGCTCACCAGTAGGGTATGGGTCATTACAATTCCTTACCCTGTTATTGATCTCCCCATAACATAGCGATGTACTCTGCCTAATGAATAGAGGCTGTACATAGAACATCCTCTCCCTACCATAGTTTGGGCCTACTAATACGTCGGGCTTACATGGGAGTACAATTGGGAAGATAGTGTGATTGGGCTCCATTGATTGACGCACCACTACAGTCTGTGCTTCAATTGTCTCTACCGGGAATAGCTCCGTCAATGGAGTCACACCTAGCATGGGGATGTATGATTCCGCTAACTCTGTGAATACACGCCCCCATTGCGCTTCTGTAGTGCCTGTCGTAACCCATGGAGAGATGTATGGTCCAAAGTTATAAGGCCCGTTAGGTTGTGTCTGTAATCCTTGTGGCATGTTTCCTTTACCTTATATATTGCGTATATTAGTTAGATAGATGTCCTAGTAGCCTTCTGGCGATTCTCAGCAGCTACCTTCTTCAAGTAACCCTCGACACCGCCTTCTTGCTCTGTGGGCATACCTGCTAGGCCTACCTGGTGTGTCACTACTGGTGTTTGTTGTAAGGCACCCACTAATAGGTCTCTGATACTATCCATTAACGATGTCTCTACTTCCACACCACCCTGAGATAACTTTACTACCTCACCCTTAGACTCCAATGCCTGCCTAATGGCTGCGTAACGGTTCACAATTACAGCACTCGCACCCATACTCATTAATTGGTTGACCTCTGCCTCCTGCGCTGCACGTGACGCATGATTGCTATACATCGACGCATTGGTCTCCGCCTTAGCTAATCTGTCCCTCAACTCCACTAACTCCGCCTTAGCTAATGCACTAACCCTCTCTGTCTCTGCATCCACTACCGCCTTAGCACGAGCTTCTTCTTCTTTCACACGCTCCTGGTCAGCCTTTACCTTCGCTAAGATAGCTGTTGTGATGGCCTCTACATCCACACCAGGGTGTAAAGTAGATGCCGCTGATGCTACTGCTTGGGGGATGTTTGTACTCGGTGTAATCGCATTAATCACTGGTGCTAATTCCACAGGGATTGCCACTTGGGGAATTGCCTCTGGGATACTTGTCGCTGCACCAGTTGTGGGTGATGCTTGCTCAGGGATAGATTGTCCTGTCATATTGATCTCTCCTTGTATATTCGTGGATAATCTCATCACACTAGTTATAACCTCCACAGGGGCGTCACCTTGTGATAGTAACTGGACCTTCTCATCTACACCCCATGGGAGGTATGGTGTATTAGTTAAGGCCACACGACTAATCGCCATGCCCCTACGCTCACCATTACCCTTATCTAATAGGTTCCTGATGAACTCACCAGATGAGTACTCATACCCCCCTTCTGCCACTATATTGGCTGTGCCAGGGGCCACATTGAAGTAACCATCTAAGTTATCCCCATTTACCATCAAGTACTTCAAATCACCCCTCTTACGGGCTGAGTCTGTACTATTAGGCTCTTCATCTAAATGACCGAAGGTTAAGTGAGTCTCAAATCCCAGCGCCCTTTCATTGAAGTTCGTTATCGCATCAGTGAAGTCCTGGGCAGTGAATGCTACCGTACCGTACGTATCATGTTTCCACGATCCTACCTTCGCGATAGGTACCTTCAGTATGTTATGGGAGTTTAACTCCCCCATTGCTTCTACCATTGTACTCTCCGTACATTACACTCCCCTAGGGTCGCAGCCATGCGGCACTCCTTTGCACGGCACTACATTAGAGTATCACGTGCCCTCTATTTATCTCTCTTACCACACGCTAAATGCTCTATGTATGTATAATGTGTGGATTGTGCACATATTTATAACTATCAAACAAACATGAGACAATTACATTGGTACGCTGTCCAATACCACATACTGCAGAAGGCTATGGCTGGTGTAGTAATAGATGTCCTTGTAGAGCATGCCCCCACCATTGCCTACCGCAAAGCTAAGGGTAAACAACAAATCATCTCACTACCACCAGATGATGATATATACCTCTACGTATACAGCAGCATGATAATGGAAGGGTACATCTTAGTGCCCTCCCCAGATAATACAGTACATCTATGCAGTGGTGGTTCTGCTATATATAATGTCACTGACTCTACCTGCACGTGTCCCGCCTATACCTATAAGGGGATGGCCTGTAAACATATGCAGATGCTTAAAGGTTATTCAGTTTATAGGCTTAGAGCTATGGCATTACGTTCTAAAGCTATGTAATGCCCCTATATAATCTACAATCATACACAGAACTATTTAGTACCCTGACCTCTATACAGTTTAATCCAGGCACTACACCCTTACTCATACCCTGTGGGAACTTGTACTCTGGCGAGTAACTGATATCTACACCTAAGCCAGCCTGTAAGTATAAGTAGAATATCATACCAGGGTCTGCACCAGTAATAGTCCCTAACTCACCATCACTCTGGTACGTGTGTAGCTGCATCGTACCATCGAAGGCTATAGGATACCATACTGCTGTAGCCCCCGTATTCTTTACTTCATAGTCTACTAATTGTACCGATAACTTACTACTCAATGTTAAAGAGGTACCACTTACAGGGCCCGTGAATGTAGCACCACTTAATGCAGCTAAGCCCGGCGCTTCTAATAGTACTGTATCCCCTGTCGTCGATAACCTTAATGTGGGGCCGGTGGTAATAGTTCTATACTGCAGGATCGTGCCTACCTTCCCATTATATATACCTACACCTACCCCTACATTCACACCACTATTACTCTCTCCAGGGGGTGTACTAGTAATGCCCATCACCCTTCCTTTCGTATCAATGGATAGTGTAGGGTTTGTATACGTACCCGCTAACACTCCTGTGGGCTTTAGTAATGGGTTAGGGTATCCTCCTATTAAATCTCCACCAGCTAACCCTGAAGGGGGCATAGATGTTGGATAATCAGGTATAGATATACCAGGGGTGTGAGTGTGTGAGTCTGGTATTACTGATGGGGAAGGGTACTGCCCCGATAGATCACCACCTGCTGTACCACGTGGGGGTGCACTATCCCCTTCCATAGAGAACCTCACCCACGTTGGTGCTGTGTCTAGTAATACGAACACCTCGTCTGTGTCTACTTGTCTACACAATTTACCTACATCTGTATTGGTAGAGGTCACCGCCAATCTAGCTAACTTATTAGGGAACACCCACGCAAATGGGGCATGTACTTCCTTCGGTGGTAAATCCCTATGATTTAATACATCAACACCCTGCGGTAATTCATTAGTAGGGATAGATACCTGTACATCCCTTACCTCACCCGTAGGTAATGTTACCTTAATAGTTCCTTCTATGATCATTTGATAGCCCTCTTAATAGACTGTGTTTGACTTAGGTTTAGATCTCTTTTATGAGCCTATACTAGGCTTTGTACTATCTACAGTCGGTACCGCTGCTGCTTGTTTACTACGCTTCTTACTCCTGGGGAATGAGAGTAGGTCACGTACATGATTATTATCTATATCATCTGAAGAGTCTATGTACCCTTTATCGGTCATCATGGCTATTGCATCTACTAATACCTTAGTCTCACTCCACCTTATTGGTAACTGCGGTAAGTCCCCGTAATCGTACGCTGCAGGAACAACCCTAGGATCGAAGTTGTACTGTATTAACTGCGCTACTACTGATGATAGGAAGTCCTGCGTAACCCTCTGATATATGCTCGTTATGAAGTGGTGGTACATCTCCACCTGCCTCTCCGATGACTGCCCTGAACCTAACCCACTATTAGTATCTCTCATTATTAAGTTGGGTATGTTCAATCCCGTCATCATCTGCAGGTCGCACATATTGATGGCATCCGTAAAGGCAGATGCAAAGTTACTACCGGTAGTCAATGCCTCTAACTTCACGGGCTGGTCTACACTTAACTGTGTCAACACTAACCCCACTTCACTCCTCATCTCCGATAGTTCCCTCGCTACTACCTCATGGTAGAACATAGGCCTATCCTCTGTAGGGTGCTGCTCATCTGATTGCTGTATTGGTACTATCGCATATACTATCGGGGTGCCATACCTATCCAATGCCACCATCATTAGATCTAATATAGACCTCTTGAATAAGTGGTACTCAAATACTGCTGTCAACATGGACTCACCCTCTGGGTTATTGCCCATCCCCTCGTGCACTGTGTGGCAGAACTTGCCCTTATTTAATCTAACCCATCCCCCTACTGTAGATGTATCCATGGGCTTGGGTACCCATATACCTGTCTGATTGAAGTCCATACCTACTGATGTAGTATTAGGTACTTTCTCCCCATGCGTTAACATACCATTAGCATTTACTACATACCTGACTTCTGTCGGGTGGTACGTTACTACATCAGTTAACCAAGTCTGTGCCTCAGATCTAGGTCCTATTTTACCACACCATATGGCTTCCCCTAACCCATCCCCCGCCCATAGACTTTGATACGTTAGATCCTTCAACCACTTCTTCACACCCCCCTTTAAATTAGCTGCTACAAACTCCTCAATCATAGGGTGTGAGTGTGCGAAGGGGCCCGCCATTGCCGCTACAGAAGAAGCAATCATATTCAATGCCTCTTTAAAGACTGGCTCATTGATCCTAGCGTAATCGTATGCCGCTAATAAACCAGGGTCTCTGCGCCTCCTCGTCTGGAATGTCTCCCCTGTAGATATTAAAGGGGTCGCGCGCCCCAACATACCCATCTTTCTTGGTTGTCTCCTTATTAGAGCACTAGTCCCCACGGGGGGTAATGTACTCAACCCTGATTCCTTACCGCCCGTCGGGTGCTGATCCATTATCACTCCATATAAACGCCCCCTGTAAAGGCTAGGTTCGCTATGCTACCCCCCAAGGGTCGTAGCCATACGGCACTCAGCCCTGCTACATCTTTGGTAATGCTATGTCGTGGAATAGACTCCTCTGTGGTGTCCTATCTTCCATAGCTTGCTTGATCTCATTAGTCTTCTCCTGCGTCTTCTTCTCACGCTCGGAGATAAACCCATTCACGGCCTTGACTACCGCCTTTCTATCGAAGAACCCTAACTCTAACCAACTTTTACCTAGTGGCAGTGATGTCGCATTGGCTATCGCTACCCAGTTATCTAACTCTAATCTCTTAACCGTATCCTCTACGGTGTAGATTATGTGAGCCTCCCATATATTGGGGATCTCTGGGTCGTACTCTGCTACTAGATTACAAAACCTACGCGGTATGAGTCTACTACGGGAAGCATACCCTGCCTGCGGATCCTTTAAGTGTAATGGTAATGCTACACGGCCCTCACTATAACCTAGTGGGGCCGCTGCCCTTGCATACCATGCCGTAGCATCTCTTAAGGTGTGCCACCAGGGGCCTTCGCAGGAGACCTTCTCCCACCAGATGCTGGGGGAGTGGCCATCGATGCCATGAGCTTTTTTGCCTGCTCTTGCGCCTGCGCCCTTAACTTATCGTCAATGAATGCAATCGTCATGAATAACTCAAGGAAGTACTGTACCTCCTTCGGGTCCCACTCCATAAACAATTGGATTGGGTCTCTCCCAAACTCTACTTGCTGACCCATCTCATCTACTACACGCTGCCCATCTACTTCTACAATAGATGCCGCTGCCATTAACTCCTCTAATGTATAACCCTGCTCCCTTGGATTATTACCCGCATACGATTGATACTGCTTTGCCAGATACACACGATCCTCGAATGTGAACTGCCGTACCTTGACCTCACGGCCCGATGGTAATACTACTGGGTATAATACTGAATCCATTTTGCTCTTACCTACTATTGGTTATTACTTACTACATCTATTCCTATACGCCGATATGTTACACATAGTGGGCATTTATAAGATGAGTACACGCACGGTGTGTGCCCCCTCTGATGTAAGTCGCTACGCTCCAGGTGTGCGATACTACCTTATCCTACCACGTTTACTTCCCAATCATCCCCTTCTGAGTAATCACTCTCACCACTTGGGTATGCACTGAAGTCCGTAGTGGGATTATCCATCACATACGATACCTCTATAGCCGCTCTCATAGGGTCTCCATCATCATCCATTACCGTACCCTCACCCACTTGCGCTAATCTCTCCCCTATCATATCCTGCCTCTTTGATTCTGTTTCTGACATACTCCTCACGAAGCTCTCTACAATGCCTAGTGATGGTATTAAGTTAGTGCCATGCACTGCTACCTCCCCCCCTATTACGGATGTGAGCATCCCTAGTACAGATGATAGTACTGCACCTCCTAATGTATTGGAGGCCGCCTTCCACCCCTTGTACCTATCTACATCCATAGGTCTATCTACACGTAAGGGGCTAAACTTAGATAGTATCCTCTCCGCACCACCCATAATGGCAGGGGCTATTACCGCTGCACCCATAAAGAACCCTACCTCTCTACCAACCCATCTCCTTACCCACTCCCCCTCATCCTGTGAACCCTTAGACTCCGCATGTGCCATCCTCGCTCTAAATGATTGCCCTAGTACTGACGCCACACCTGGTCTACCCATTTGCGAGTACCCTAACATCGATACCGTCCCACCCACTACCTGCCCTATTGTATTCTCGTTGATAGAGCCGGTCGCCATTAGTGAACCTAAGAGTGTGAGCCCTGCACCCAATACCATGTCATTCATGTCGTGCATCCTACCTACGGCATCGTGCATCTCCTGACTATGCCTTGCATGACTAGCCGCCTGAGCTCCTGGATTCATGCCCGTTAGTACTGCCCTAGGGGGATTTGATGTTACTGCCTGTGCCCTCAAGGCAGCACTAATTATAGGCGTAGACGCATCGCCCATCTCTCTACCCCGTATCTCTCTGGTCTCCGCCTGGTGCAGTGGATCTCTTGCCTCTACTATGGCCTCTTGTGACGCCTGCTGCGCTGTCATACCCTTGGATACCTTCTGCTCGGATAGTCTCCGGATGGTCGCTGATAATACTTCAGCTTCTGGTAATGATGCCCCTAACGCACTACTGATTGTGCCAGCCCATGATTGATCTGAGTGCATGGTCTGACTATTGAACGCATCCCCTATATTATCTAGTAATCGTCTCCTCTGTCCTGTTGATGTAGCCTCTAATGCTACATCCAAGAACCCCATGGGGGAGCTATGCTCACCTATCACCTCCCCCGCGCTATTCCTTACATTGAACTTCCTATAACTCTCCCCCTCCCCTAATGGGTCATCATGGTACCCTACACGTATACCCCCATCCTTCTTATTGATGACCCTTACGCCTACACCACTCACACTATTCAACTCAAGGAAGCTCCTACCACCTTGAGTCTGACCTAGTACCTGCTCCATACCTGTACTATCGCCCATGAAGTCCTTCATCACGGTCATGTAATGTGAGGCAGCCTCTGGGTCTATGCCATTCATACTACTATTCATTAGGGCTATCGTTATATCTGTATCCGCTAACTCCGTTGATATGCCTGACATTGTCTGAGACCTACCGCCCCCTAACTTCCCTGCCTTCTTCCTCAATGTCTCTAATGTGACGAACTGATTCAATCCCTCCCCTACACTACCGAAGATAGGGTCTGTCTGTTTCCTCCCTTCATCTACTAACGCCAGCATTAAGGCCTTGTTCTTGCTCGAAGCTTCATCCCACCACTCATTCGCATCCTTTGATAGGGCCGCCCCTATGTCAGCCTTCAATGAGGGGTCGGATATGAACTTCCTATCCATAGCCTCATCCCGATCCACATCCTCCCCAACCCCTAAGAAGCCACGTATGCCACTCCATATTGTATCTAGGAATGGTTGATTGTCTTTTGACCCTAGTTCGTAGCGGAAGGCAGTAATCGTAGCTCTCATGTCCCTCGCTACTTTGTACCTGACTACATCCCCAATAGTCCCATCTGATACATCCACACCCCTATCGCGCATCTCACTACTCAAGCGCGTCATCTCCTCATTAGATGAGATCTTGTACTCCTTACTCAAAAATGCTATAGAACTATCATCTATGCCTGTCAGGGGCTTACCATATACATTATTACTTGATGTCTCTATCAGGGTACTTAACTGCATGTATGACCGTAATCCAGGGCCAGGGCCTAACTTACCCGCCATCTCACTCAAGACTGCCCTCGCACTCGCATCATCCCCCTGGTCAATGTACTTCTGGTACTCCCCATGTGTCTTCTGTAAATCACCTAATACATCCGTGTCCCCCTTGAATTTGATACTATCCCTTAGTAGCTGCTGTGCACTCTTCATGAATGCCTGCAATGACTCCGCTCTCTTCGCCTCTATATGTACCTGATTGAATGTCCCCTCTACATCATCTGCCATAGTGGTACCAGCATAGTACTCCTTCATACTATCCATCACGGTACTGCCACCCTCACCGCCTAGTACATGCGATAGAGCTATTAAGGGACTATCGCGGAATAAGGTACCCACTAGGGCATTGTATGACTTACCTAATATGTCACCGCCCGCTACCCCTAATGTCTTCGTTAACATGTCATATACTGTGGGGCTCATTGATGCACCACTACCCATACCCATATACTTACTGTAATTGGATACTGCTACCTCTGATGATGATAGTTGGGCCGCACCCTCCATTAGGCTACTACTTACATCCTGCTCAGGCTTAGCTAAGATAGACTCCATCATCTTAGTTATTACGTCTGCTCTCAATGATGGGTTGTTTGTTAATAGCTCCCTGAAGTGATTATCAGACACATCCTTCAACATCACTGACGTATCTATATTGGAGGTAGATAATGCCTCACTTATTGATGCACCCTGCTTGAGTGATGATAATGCACTTCTGAAGTCCTCTGTTGCATGTATAGACTCCATCGTCGCATGTAACGCCATGATGTTATTATCGTGCGCTACCCCTTGTACCCCACCGAATAATCCCCTCGATTGCTGTAAGTACGTAGGCAGTACCTCCATTGATATGGGCTTCTCCTGGTACTCACTCATGAATGCTTGCGATACCCCTAAGTAAGATGACACCTCCTTCCTCAGTAAAGGGTCATATGTCTGCGCTAATGTATCCCTCACCGAGGACATCTCCGCATCTATAGCTTTGATCCTCATGCCTATCTCCTCATTAGCTATGCGGTACTCATCACTCGCTAACCAATACTCATCTAAGTACTCACCCCCATTACTACTCGCCTGCTTCCTCAGCATCCCCTGCCTTAATGTATTACTCTTCACCCTATCCGTTAGCCTCTGCCTATCATTCATGGCAGTCCCTATCTTGGAGAAGATTACCGTGAAGTTATCACCATCATAATCTAGTAACCCCAGTGCATGACCTGACATCACGGGCATTAACCCCAGGCTCTTATTGCGTCTCTCATCTAACTGTGACATCCCCTGACTCTCTAAATACACATTCAAGTTCTTCACTAACCCCACGGCTGTAAATTGCTGTCTCTGTAACTCCGTAGAACCGAATGGGGCTGACCTGAAGACTGTTGCCTGCAATACATCAGATGTATTTAGAGATACCTGTAATGACTCCATACGCGCTAAGGGGGCCTCAATAGATGTCCACTCACCCCTACCCTTATGTAATGTATCTAAGGCGCTACTTAACTCCCTTAACTCTGTGCGGCTTGTCTCTATTAACTCCTTCTGGGAAGTGTCGTAACCATATGCACTATCTACTCTCTCAAGTGATACCAATAGTTCATCTATAGATACCTTAGATCTATCCACAGAGTCCGCTAATAACTCCCTACTCTCACCCATCCCTAATCCCTGGAATAGACTCCTATCTATCCTATACGTCTCTATACGCCCTCGTACACTACCCTGCCACTGCCCCATACTATCTGCATTGATAGCCCTCCCTAACTGTTCTATGAGGTTCTTATTAGGGACTACCTTCTCACCCGCTGCCATTGCCTGCTCACGGTTAGCGTACTCCTCACCACCTACCATGAATGATGACATCGTCTCCGTACGTGAGAACAACCCCTCCCACTCCTTCGTGGCGTTCTCTCTTCTTCTAGGGTCTGCTGCTATCTGCTGTCTCTCTACTATCTCTCTTAACCTCCCTGTCGGGAGTGCTAACGACCTTGTTACCTTATCCCTCTGCTTACCCGTCCACGATGACTCTACTGTCTCGTACTTCCTATAATAATTACCATCCCCTGACTCTGATACACGTAATTGACTATCGCCCCCTACACTGTATCTCTTGAACCAAGTACCGCCCTCTTCGTTATAACTACTGCTAGTGTTGAATGCTGTATCGAACTGCCTGCGTTGGTACTCAAGCTGCGATGTAACATTACCCTCCGCCTCCCTTAACCTAGTCAGTGTTCCCTTCTTTAATGTTATATCCCCGTACGTGCCAGTAAAGGCCACACTCTGCTCTAGAACGCGCGATAACCTCCCTAATGGTGGTAACTCATTAGCTGTTGTCTCTATTAATAAGGATGGTGTAATAGACGTATATGGGTCTATACGGTATGGCTTATCTTTACTAGATACGTACTGGTCATCTAACGCTAACCTAGCACGCCTCTCACTACCCTCGTATACCTTCTTACTCCTTAACCATGACTCTAATGCTGGGGGGTTTACTGTCCTCTCGTAACTGTTCTCCCATACACCACTCGCACTACGCAAGACCTGCTCCCCTAGCTCTACTGCAAAGTAATTACCCTCATTACCCTCTCGTGCACCTACTATATCTCTATAACTCCTCACACCTGGTAAGTTCGGGATATCTTCTGTACCCACACGGGAACGGGTATAATCCTTTATCTCCTGCGTTATACGGTCTGCTTGTACCTGGCTCACACCTATACCAGACCTTGTCTCCATTAGGGTAGATACATGGTTAGCATCTTGTATAGTCCATAACCGGGCCGCTATATATTCCTTCTGTAGTAAAGGGTTCCTTGTTATGTACTCTACATCCCCTTGCACTGTACGCAATAACATTGAGCCCTTCTCCCCCATACCACCCATTAAGGCATCCCTCTCCGCTTTCAACAATCGCATGCTATCCCTTGATGCAGGATCGGATAAGGAGCGTGTTACCTCCTCTAATCTCTGACGGCGTAGAGAATCACGTACATCCCCTGCACCACGCATACCTTCCTCGGGGGCTAAAAACATCCCCTGTGGTAATCCGAATGTGGCGGCGAATGTACCCACAAACCCACGTAATCTCGCCTCCATCTTCAAGCGTGTACCCGTTGATGCCTCCGCTATCCTCTCCACAATCCCATACGCGGTCACATAATAGTTCTGTAGTGCTTTCACCTCATCTGCTGTGAACTCTACAGACCCCGCCCCTGTTGCCTTTACCTTCGATAAGGTAGAGAATATATTACCTATTGCAGTTCCTGGACTGAATGCAGATGCTAGTGTTAGTGTACTCCTCACTAATTCATCTGTATACGATCCATACTGGATACCATATGTTCTTAAGTCCTCTGCACTGGGTAGGTAGAAACTAGTACCTGGTGATACATCGTCGAACCTCGCAATGATGCGCCCTGACTCCGATGGCATACTATCGAATACCACCGCTGGTAAATGATATATACCTCTCTCATGCGACATCTCTCTGGCTATAGCTTCTGCCTCCCCCACACCAAATGCCTTAGTCGCTAGTAACTCATATCTCCTACCCACATCCTGTATGGCTGATAGGGATGTACTATACTCACCCCTCCACATAGAACCTAACAATGATTGCGTGTGTATACTACTGGGATTACTAGCCTCGAATAATAATGTACTCAACTCACTCCCTAATGTGCGTACATCCCCCACACCACTTGCTAGGGCAGTCACTCTCTCTTCAATAGCTATCTGTACCGCCCCACCATAATCTTTATATGACTTCTTCAGGGCCGTTATATCCTCCATCCCTGAACCATATATCCCTAAGTTCCTGGACATCGCTAACGGGGTGAATAACTGGGGGTCGAATACTGAACGTATCTCTACATCCTCTATGCCCTGTAACTTCAACATCATCATCGTGGCCGTCTCTGTAGTGGCGGTCGATACCAACATATTCGCTAACACTACACGTAACTTCGATAAGTCCCCACCCTCTGTGAACTCCTTCGCTATCTGCGTGAATGGACGCACTAAGTCAGCATTCTGTAAGGCACCAGTGCCTTTAGTACCTATGGGCTCCTTCGATGATGAATACGCTAAGTCCATCTTCAAGTACACTGATGCTACAGACTGTGATAACCCCCTCACCATAGCCTGTGCTAACTCTTCTTCAGGGGCCTTACTTAAACCCACAAGACTCATTAACTGTTCTATTACATCGGGGCGGTAACTTACATCTCCAGGTGTCACCCTCTCATCCCTCATTAACTGCCGCGTTATATCTAAGGCTGTTAATATAGTGGCCGCCTGCCTCTCTATTGCATTATCTACATTCAAGTACTTACTACTCTTCGTACCCTTAGACATCAACTCACTCAGCGTGGACTTGATACCTGTACCCCCTGACTTATCTGGGGCACCACTCAAGGCTGATAACATCTGCTCGTTTGTTATATCCATTAACGAGTACATTGACGCAGGGTTCCATGCTTTATCTAATGATGATAGTAATTCCCTACTCCCTGCCTCGGGGCCCTGTCTCAGACCTATCTGCAGCGCGGTCTCCTTGTACACCCCAGGCATCTCACGAAGTGCTTCATATAAAGCTGATGATAATGCCCCTTTATCTGGTGTGTCTATGTAATTACTACCGAAGGCTAATAGCATCGCTACTGCAGCCTCTCTCTCACTCATGGCATCTAATACAATATTCGCCTTACCCTCGCGTAGTAATGTACCGCCATGCTCTAGTGAGAATGACTTCAGGTTCGATGGGTTCACTAACCCGAATATATCCTTACTCTCTATCTCCCCTAATACATTATCTGATGGCTTCCCCTTCCTTAAGGCCGCTATATTCTCGAAGTACGCTGATGTTAAGAATACCGCCACACCTTTGAATAACGATGTACCCGAATCTACACGGCTACCACCACTCGGGGACTTAGCCTGCATGTACGTTAACTCATAGAATAACTGGTTCCCACCTCCGCCTGGTAAAGCCCTCATTGATAATAGGTACTCTTTACTATCCTCCCCAGGCCTTACCCAGCCCGTCGTAGTGATAGTAGATGCAGATGAACGACCTATCTCCCTACCCTTATTCTCAATCATTGCCTCTAGCACAGATCTCTGACCCCTATCATCTATTACCTCTTTCGGGAGCGCTAATATGTCCCCTTCCGTTAGTGATGATAGTTCGTGGTTCGTCACTGCACCAGTTATATGGTTCACCACTATTACCTTTTGTAGTGACTCATCGAACATCACCACATCCCTGGCACTAGCTAATTCCTGACCCCCAGCATCCGCCCTAGTCCACGCTACACCTAACATGGATGCCTTTACCTTCTTCGTGGTAGTACGTAAGTTCCCTTCCATAGGACTAGCATCGGGGTTAGCGTAGAAGTAATCTGAGTACATCCCCGCCATCTGTACCAATGCGAATGATGGGGAGGATGTGAACCCCTTCATACCCGTACTCATTACATCTGATGATATCGCCCTCATACGCACTAACTCATGCCCTATACCACCCTCATTGAAGTCCTCGATATCTAATCCCAACTCCATTAGGGAAGACTCGTATGCCTCCATTATTGCTACCTGCTCACCACTCATCATACCGCGCACACTCATGGCAAAGGATGCAGCTAATACTACATCTTGCTCAGGCATTATCCTATCTACATACTGCTCCACCTGACGGGGCGTCCATGTGGGGTTCTTGCGTACTAACTTCTCCCTTAATCTCTGCCCTATATCCCTACCATACTCTCTCGCACTAGCTAAGAAGTCCGGGCCCGTACCATCCATTGCTGTAGTTAAGGCCTGCGTTAACTTACCCATGCCCCTCTGACCTTGGGTGTTCTTTAATCTCTGTGGTATCTGCGCTACCTTCCCCTTACCACCAAACATATATGTCAGTAACTCATCACTGCCTTGCTCATCAAATACTGCTAGGGCCCGCACCTTCGCCTTATCTGATAAGGTAGATGATAATATATCCTCCCTTGTAGTAGAGAATCCCACACCCATTGAGGATGTCACCCTATGGTGCATTATCGTATCTACTGCTGTACCTCTCTGCCCGAATAGTGTGAGACCTGTATCTGTAGACGTACCTTCATTATTAGTCCCACCCGCTACATTACGGTGTAGTCCGGGCGTACCTATTGATGAATAAGGACTGATTGCTCTAGGTATTGCTATAGCCCTTGTTGCTAGTGAATGGAACGGTGTCCCTTCTAAGTTCTGTAGTACCTCTTGGTACTCATTCGTTGCACTATACATCGGTAGTCTGAACCACCCCTGAGCACCGCTATACTGTGACACCTGCGCCGATAATAAGAAGGGCTCCATCATCGCCCCTGACATCTTATTGATGCCCGATGATAGCATCTCCATATATGACGCATTAGATTGCGCTACAGTTGCTTGGACTACCGCTAACCTGAAGTCCGCACTGGTGTCTAGTAATGGTAATAACATATCAACTATGTCACTACTATAACTGCCCGCCCTCTTTATCCTCGCCTTACTTAAGTCTCCATCTGATATAGGTACTGATGCCCTAGCTTCTACATCAGACTTATTCTCTAACTTGTACTGCTCATACTCGGATGCCGTGTACCCATATGACATTGATGATAGTAAGTGCTGTACATTATCTATTATTCCCCCTAGCTCATTAGATACATCCTTACCTCTTACCTCCTGACCAGTCCATGCGCGTGCCTTCTGTAGGGCGCCATCTACATCCCCCCTCAATCTCCTCGCTAATGTATCCGATAGGTTGGTAATACTACTCCTATCACTCTCCCCAGCCTGCTGTATCAGATCCCCTGTAGGTGTGAAACTATCTAAATACTTCTGTACTAATGTCCTCTTCTCACCCTCTGATAAATGTGATAGGTACTGCTCTGGACCCCACACTAATAACCTATTCGTACTCTCCAATAATAATGTCGATACTAGTGATAGTGTTGTACCTATAGGGTTCATTACCGCTGCCTTATTTGGGGCTACAGTCACGAACTTCTTATTCAATGCCTCCGCTCTACCTAGTAATACATCCTGCCCTATACCACGGGATATATCCTCTACCCGTATATTCAATGAGGCTGCACTACTATTGTGGATAAGAGATCTCGATATCACGCGCCCCTTTGTTATATCTAATACGTACCCCTCATCACCCCCCATACCCCCCGCAAGGGTCGTATAATCCCATCTGAATCTAGGTCCATTACCCTGTACCCTCTCAAACCCCTCACCAAACCCTGCTAACTGCCGGGCGTCCATGCTCAGTGATAAACCTATACGCTCTGTTCCAGACTTACCACCATATTTATATGACACCTCCCCCACACCTAATGTGGTAGTTAACTCTGTCAACCGTGCATGTAACTCCCCTAACCTAACCTTATCTACCTTATCCTCGTACCACGCGGACGTGGGCCTCCCTTGTACATCCCCTAACTCTGTGCGTGTTAATGTACCCCAATCTTTACTGAATGATTGACGGGCTAGCTCTAGCTCCGCATTCAACTCCTCCTGTGATAGTGAGTAAGGGCCCGTCCTTGCCTTACCCTGTATCATGGCTAACCCCATCTCCCTATTAGTTCTCTCTATCTCCTGGGGGGATGTATTGAACTCTGGTGCGTGCATAGAGAAAGGCCCTAGGTTAGATGAGCCTGAGTAGAACGATCTCGCCTTATCTATATCCCCTACTGCTGCCTGGGTAGAACCATTAATGATTGACTCAGTTACTAAGTACTGTTTTGAGTGCTGCATTGGTACAGTAGTCAACCTTATGTTCCCAGAGGTCATCGCTAGTAATTGCCTTGCATAACTCTCATTGAACCCCTCCGCTAATGTACTTCCCGTGGCTGCTTCTACTCTCCGCATGAAGCTCTTCACGGGGTTACTTACATCGTACCCAACACGTGATACTAACTCTTCTAATGAGTTAATAGGTAATCCCGTACCCTTGAATATAGCCTCTGTACGCTCGTACATCGGAGTAAGGACGTGCTCAGAGTAGTTCCTATTATCTATTGCTAGGAAGGCTCTATTACCTATTACTAAATCTAGTAGCTCTGTTTGTATACCCTTCATGATGGGGCCGCGGACTGTGCTAGGGCTATCAAACTTACCCATCTCCCCATGCAACATCTCATTGAACATAGTGTCCTCGTGGTACAACAAGAACACTTGATTCAATATCCCATAGAACTTCTTATCCGATGGGCTACGCATCATATCCAACGTCTCCCGTAAGTGCTCATACGTCTCCGCTGACCCTACTATCTGCCCCTGGTTTAGGCGTAACTGTTCTGTGGGATCTTTTCGTAAAGCATCACGATTACCCACAGATGTCTGTAACTGCTTGAATAACTTATCAGAACTAGATATTAGTACCTCTTCCTCGCGTGTGGGTGTCATCCCCTGATTCCTGTACTGCTCCTCAGAGTACTCACGAGTCTGTAATCTACGCACTACCTCATAGTTACTACCCGCCTGATTCACATCATTACCCACAGGGGCTGTTAAGTTGAGACTACCTATCACCCCAAACTTATCAGTCACCATTACCTTCTGGTGACTCTTCCTATCCTGTACGAATAACTCTATATCACCTCTCTCCCCTAATGCTTCTTTAACCCTCCTCAACCTCTCTAGTGATAGTAGGTTAGGGCCTAATATATCGAACCCCTTCTGCCCCTGCATTCCCTCATCTGGTAACGATAGGCGCACTGATACCTTGATGCCAGGAGTATCCCTTACTTTCTGTTCTAGCGCATCTAGTACTGTTCTATTCTGTAATTGGTATAGGTCTATTACTATCTCACGCTCTGCCTGATCTATCACATCTACTATCAGACCCACACCGGGGCGCCTTATATATGGATCCCCTAATGTACCGAACGTACCCTTCTGCGATAATGTCCTCGTCTCTCTATTCAATCTACTCATGCGGGTCTGTAATTGCGTAGCAGGTAATGTGTCCTTACTCACTAACACATCTACTATTTCTGTCGTGCGCTGCCTCAATGAGTATGAGAATGCGTCCTCATCTTCACCCCATGCTTGTGACCTGTTTAAGCCCGTGTATGTACCGCTGGGCATATCGTAGAATGTCTTGAATACAGAGCGTGATGCCTCTCCAGCCTCGTATCCCTTCTCACTAAAGAAGTCACCATGCAATGACTTCAATACATCCTTACCTTCTGATAGTAGTGACTGTATGTCAGACCCGAATGTTGATATAGCACCACGGCTTAACTGCTCTAATGCTGACTCATTACTCAAGCGGGATAAGTCAAACTTCTCCCCTACCTGATTGAGCGGAGGTGTCCTTGTACCACTGCGGGCATTATATGGTTCTGATGTGTACGGTCTCTTATTACCTACCGCACTCGCTGTGCGTATAGACTTACTCTTACCCCTGACTGCCTTCCTTGCAGCCCTCCTTGCTTTAGAGAACCACTTCCTTGATAGTGCCCGCACCTTCCTTAACATCTTCACTCTCCTACTACCTATACCATCGCAAGACTATTATGTGCACTAATGAATTAGATAATCTGTTCCAAGAGGTGAACGCACTCGCTAGTGCCGTATGGCTACGACCCTTGGGGAGTACCATACCCTCCACTGATAGCCCAGCTATGCTAGAAGCTACCTACCTACTTGTACACTACACTACTAGACTACATGCCTATCTACTACAAGAGGGCATAGCTTGTACTTATAAACCCTCTAGAGGCCCGCAGACAATTACTGTACACATAGATGGTTACTACCCCTTCACTGTGTCTGTATGGTTCCATCTCATATACGTTGAGCTATATGATTGTATTACTGTACAAGATGTACTCAGTGAAGTTAAGAAGGTGATCGAGCGGGATAAGAGCTTGCAAAGACTTACATAACTACTACTAGGTCGCTACACTCACAGCGTTGCTAGGTACACTCACCATGACTATAAGCGTTGCTAGGTACACTCACCATGACTATAATTCTCTCTAACAATACTTCCGCTACCCTTACATTTAAAGAGTCTAGGTCACAGTGAAGGGCTTCTAAACTAATAGTAGATGTAGCCTGCACTGCCTCGTACCCCACGCCGAACTTTAATATAGATGATGTAATGTTATTCCTTACAAGTACCACCCATAAACCTTCTATTAAAGCCTATGGCGCAGGTGCCGCATGGCTGCGACCCTTGAGGAGGTATGTGCGGTGAAGTAACCGTGGACTCATTACTATGGGTGGGGCCACTTGATGAGGTCGTTAGCACTCCCGACAGCGAGGTAAATACCGGCACTCGATCTCTTAGAGAACTGTGGGTTAGTGAAGTCGATAAATATAACTCTCTCCTAGCGCATATAAAGTTACCGACCATACCTGTAGATACAGATAGGGGGATTATTTATACCTTATCTATACCTATTGATGATTATGATGGAGCTATATCCTTTGAGGTAAATGTACAAGTACTACATGACACAGTTTGTACATCATTTTGTTTATGGTGGTAGAAGTAGACGCGCACCTTAATGACGATGGCTTAGGTGTTGTAGGTAAGCTGGTACTATATGACTATAGAGTAGAACTTGAAGGGGATCTTATTACACTACGAACTATTAAGGATACAATATCCCCTCATATCCATTACTTAGCTACATTAATGAAGGCTGCTAAGTCGCTACGCTCCTAGCGTTGCTACTACAACACTAACACTTACGTTAGATAGCTGTTAACGACTCTGTGCCTTACTAATAATGGGGGCTAGGTAATCCTCTAACATCTTATACGGTAATGTGTTTAATGATGCCTTTACTGTAGCAGGGTGTACTACCCTCCTTATTAAAGATAAACCTACACCGTCTGGATCGTAATGTACTAGCACTAGCTCCACCTGCCTTATGTGCGGTGGTACTGTGAATGAGTTAAATACTAATCCCTCTCTAGCTGGTACTACCTCTGAATGTAATACTGTATCCCCCGCTAGTACACAGTATGATAACTGGTGCCCCTCTAGTAAGTGGGGCGGCTCTTTATTAGCGACCGCCCCACACACTGCACATGCTTGTACTACCATTGCACTACCCCCCCTTCCTTGCCCATGTAGTGTATAGAGAAACTATATATCTCCATACTCATACATAACATCGTGATGGCGCATGCCGCATCCTGTACATCCACTACATCATCGTAATAGATACCTAGTAAGTACCTATCATCACATTCCTCCATGATTGATATATCTACTGTGGATATATCTTCTAGTAAGGCCTCTATTACACCCGGTAAGTACCCTGTATCATCTAAGTCCCTTACCTCTAAACTAGCCTGCTGCTTCAACATCTACTACTCCTATACCTATCACGCTTCACCTACTCTACTCAATAATTGACCTAGTACATAGTACAGTACCTTGTACTCCCTCAACATCCCTCTATCTATACCACGACCCCACCTACTTACTAATCTCTCCCTTGTACTACGCACATGTTCCTCCTTCTCTAGGGTGTACATTCCTACTGAGTACTGCCCCGCCCTTAATAGACTTAGCCCCTCCTGTCGCTGTACTAACTCTACTAACTCAGTACCCCTGCGTGGTATTACACCCATCCCTTACCTCTCCCTACTAATCCCTTCATCATTACCTTCTCCCGCGTGGGGTCATTGGGGAAGTCAGTAGGTACGTCATAACCGGGGGGCGTGCCTATACCCGTAGCCTGTATTAGTACATCATCATCTTCATCCTTACCTCGGGGGCCGGGGCTATGACTTACCTCTAGCACCACCTCCCCATATAACCGCACCTCTAAACTCTCCCCATACCCTAATGTGAATGTTAACTCCCGCTCCTGTACTACTTCCCTATCAGGGCCCCATGCTATTGCACTACCAGTACTCAACTTATGACTACTACCTATATCTACTAATGCGGGGGGTTTGGGTAACTCAATACCCCCCTTATCGTATAACGTAGGTGGGTCTATCTCCTCTCGCGTAGGCCTATATAACTTATAGGTAGATGACACCTCTTTACTTCTCAACTCCGTGACCCTCACGTAATCTCTACTACGTGCCCACCTCGTCAGTGGGTCATATGAACATAGGTTAATCATAGGGATTAATGTACGTACCCGGTACACCTCCCCTAAGTGTGGGACATTAATCTCATCTACCTCTGAATCCTCTGCCTCATCTAATTGGGGGATTGAGTACTTCCTCATGAAGACCTTAGTGCCCTGCAGTAATTGCTGCCCCACCTCCCATAACCCTAGGCATGGATACTCCTTCTGGATACTCCCATGCTCTATATCACTCATGTCTGGTATCACGCCTGCTATGCCTTCCATTACTACTCCATTAAGTACTCCATACTCGCTGTCACTATATTCCCGCCACAGCCTGTCTTATCCCCTAACCTAGCTATAGGCCGCCCATCTAACATATGTACTGGGGAACCTGATACTATCGGCCCGCATGTCGTCATATCCCCTATACGGGCTATAGGACGGCCATCTAATAAGTGGTCTAGACTACCCGTTAATATGACCCCTACCTTCTTGCATAGATGGCATGTGACCTTATCACCTACACGCGCTACACCCCTCAATACAGTACCGTTGGTGTCTCTACCAATGGCATAGGCTCGACCTCTGCAGGTACTTCTACTCCCGTATCCATAGCTCCCACTAACTTACCTTTCAAGTATCTCAGTGATAGATTCTGCCCTGGCATGGGCGTCACCTCAATCACTGTAGGTTGTACACTCATCTTTGTATGGCCTACGCCTTCCTCTACCTTTGCCTTCAGTACATGGCCATTCTTCTTCTTACCACTGATGGAAGATGGTTCACAGTACAGGGTCAGTACCGGCATCGCTGACACATCCTTCTCCCCTATTAGATCTCTCGCCACACGCGGTGATAAGTACTTCATCACCTCAAACCTATCTATAGTACCTAGGGAGATAGTCACATCCTCACCCTCTACCACTACACCCAATGCCTTACCTAGTAACACATTACCCCTGTACATCGTGATGCCCATTGTCGTCGATCTCTTAATCATCTAATTACCCCTATACACTTGCTTCCATTAGTATAGCCCTTATATAGCTATCTTGTTATCATCACAGCATTCAACCCATAACCACATAAGAAGTAGGCACACATGAAAAGAGCACTCGTTGAGAGACATACTGTACTCCTCGCTACAGTCGGCAGTATCGCATATGGTCTGACATTATCTACCTCCGATAAGGATATCAAAGGCATCTGCATCGCACCCGCTGAATATTACTACGGTCTCAAACAGTTCGAGCAGAAGGATAAAGGCTGGGATGATACAACAGATCTCTCAAGTGGTCTATTCCCAGTCCTTGATGGTATTAAAGACTGCACTATATATGAGCTCAAGAAGTTCCTCCGCCTGGCCATGAATAATAACCCCATAGTACTGGAGATGTTATGGCTCAACGATTATGAGTACTTATCTACAATAGGGCGTGCACTTGTTCGTAGTAGACATCTATTCCTATCCAAGAAGGTCAAGCATACCTTCCCAAGGGTCGTAGCCTACGGCACCTACATAGGCTACGCATACGCACAACTGAAGAAAGTATCTACACATAAGTCATGGTTACTCAACCCCCCTACTGCTAAGCCTCAAGCTAATGACTATGGCTTAGATGATGCACACCTCCCTGTCGGGAGTGCTAACGACCTCCCTGTCGGGAGTGCTAGCAACGCTGTGAGCGTAGCGACTAACGACCTCCCCTTAACTAAGAGTCAGATGGGCTCATTCCTAGAGTACATACTAGTGCTCACTAAAGATAGTATTGAATTCATGGAACCCGTGGCTGAACTCAAGAAGCTACTACTCGAAGATATAGACCTTACCGCTATCGTTAAACAGAGACCACTAACTACTGATGTTATACCCTATGTGCAGGCATTGACACGTGGTAGTACAAACTTCATGCAATTACTACAAGCTAGTCAGGCTTATAGGAAGGCTATCTCTGAGTGGGATAACTACCAACAATGGAAGACTAATAGGAACCCAAAGAGGGCCGCACTTGAAGCACATTGTGGGTTTGACTCTAAACATGCTGTGCATAGTGCCGCATGGCTGCGACTGCCAAGGAGTGTACGTCTATTACGTCAAGGTCTTGAGGTGTTACTACATGGTACCCTCACTGTTGATAGGCGTGGTTGATAGGCGTGACGCGGGTGATGCACCGCAGTTACTCGCTATACGTAATGGTGAGTATACCTATGAGCAAGTCATTGAGATAACTGATGCCCTATTCCTAGAAGTAGATGAGGCTTATAAACTATCCACTCTACCTCATGGGGTGCATCAGGAACATATAGATATACTGTGCACACAGTGGGTGCGAGATAGTCTGAGTAATTAACACTACGTTTGACCTACCTTTCTGATGTAGAGCACATACCATTACATAATAGATACAATGTCACATTGGCCGCAGACCCTAATATTGATTACGTTATGTGGAATGAGTGAGGCCCTGTAGAACATACATGCGGTGTCCCTATACAGATTAGAGTAGTAGGAGATGACGCACCTGTATTATTAACTGCCTCCACTCATCGTTAAACCCAGTACATCATAGATGTCCAGCATCTTTGATGCAGTAGCTATTAAAGCATTAGCATACACTATCCATAGTTGTGGTAGTGATTCTGTACCACCACACCTCATTGAAGAGTTTAGAGGGGTGGTACATATTACAATCCCTGACCCGTCGGTTTTATGATAGCTGCCCCATTAACAGAGGCTAGTAATATAACCGTATCGGGTGCTGCATTGGGGTGTATTATAGTTGTACTAATCCCCCTACCAGCAGCCACATTACCCGCCTTAGTCAATGTCTCGCACACACTCACACCATCTATCATGGGCGTTATTAACCACCTACCATACTTATCCTTACCGTGTAATAAGAACTTGATCTCTGTATCTATAGGGAGGGCCGCACTTAATCTACCCCTAGCCTCTACGCCAGCTACTGTCCCCATCTCCGCTGCATAGAACTTCCATAGTCTGCACCTTACCTTCTTCAAGGTTAGCATCCCATCCCCCTGAATGTAGTAATCAGGTGGTAAGATAGATATACAGGGCATCACTATGGGCGTTAGGTTTATATCTAAGATTAATGTATCCCCGTCCACTATGCGCTTGACTATCCCTGCGTGAGCTACTATCTGTTTCATACCCTATACCCTTAAGAACATGACTGATCTGATGACTATGACCGCACTGGCCTCGGACTGTACCCCACAACAGTTGGCACTAGATTTCATTACCTATAAGGGTTCGCAGTGGGTGCCCATTACTCGTATATACCGCAACACAAACTATTACTACAATAATCAGAAGTACCTATCACAACATGGGCAATCCCTTACCCTCACAGGTGTTGAACTACTAGAGTATAAGAACTTATACCATGCACAGGTAGGGTATAAGTTGAAAGGGCCTCAACTTACTATCGTAGATACCGCTAAGGCAACAGCTTACTTACATCTACTCAATCTTAAATCACACACCCCTTTAGGGACCGTGAACGACACTTGTGGGCAATCGTGGTTACATGACACTGCTACAGTAACTGATATCACCTCTACCTTAGAGGCATTATTAGAACAGCCAGTAGACTCGCTACGCTACCCAGCGTTGCTAGGCTGTCACAATACTATCCTTGCTGACTTGATGCGTATTACACAGGATAAGGGATTGCATTGGACTCCCTATGTTAATGGCATATACTTACCTATGGTCGAGGCATCACTCGCTAAAGGTATGGAGAAAGATGATTACTCTTCCAATAGCTGGGGCCCTAAATTACCTGGCACCTCTTACCTACTCAAAGGGGATTACTTACGTACCTTCAAAGATAACTACATTCGTGAGCATGGGTCGTGGCCTTACCCGCGTACCCGCTCCCTCTGTATAGGGGATTGGGAGCATGCCTATGGTTACTTAGTGCAAGGGAAGAGTACCACTGCTAATGCCTTCCAATCAATGGGCGCTAATAGCATACAGCAAATAGTTACTATAGCCCCACCCTGTCCTGAGACGTGGGCCTCTGAAGAGACATTGGTGGATCGTGTGTTTAAGTTGATGGAACTATCCCCCATCAGTATGCAGCGTGAGGCTTGCTTCAGTAACTCACTCGCTAATACACCCACTACTAGACGTGTAGATGCCATTGAACATGTGCACTCCCCTGATGGTATTAATCGTGTACATGTATATGAGTTCAAGAAGACTAGGATTACAGGGGCCGATGTCTACGATACCGTAGCTGGTAAAGGGTACCTACATCTAGTAAAGGAACAGTACCCTACCTCTAAAGTGTGCCTATTCATGGTCGGTAATGCTATCGATCCCATGGCACAGCGATTACTTGAGTGCATGTCAGGTGTTGTCTACTTACCACTGAGTACACTACTCAATCGTATACTCGCCTCCATCATTAACTCCTGGCCGCAGGAAGGGCATTACCAATTACGTAAGCACTACCTCAGTCAGTTCAGTGACATACTCCCGCAGGAGATGCTATCCGGCCCAGTGCAACACCCACAGATAATAGCTACGTACATTAAACCTCGTACCATAACAACATGACAGTTACACCTCACAATAGAGAGATGATCCTGAAACTATGGCTTGTACAGCGTACAGATGGCGTAGAAGAAGATGAAATAGATTCTATGGTCATCGCTTCTCCCACTAGTGAAGATGCTATACGACTGTTCTACAAGGCCTGTGCACATAATATATGGTCCCGTCAAAGGGATCTACTCACTACCTGTATTGGTACGAGTAACGATGATAAGCCCTGTATAATACTCTAAGGTATGACAGATATGCAACATTGGCAGAAGGAACATCCACTATACGCATTGAGCGTACGTAACCCTAAACCTAATAGGAAGTTACTATATGAAGGGGAAGACTTTGTAGTTAGATGGTCTAAGTATTATATAAAGACGTATGCACGCTGGGATGATGAATTACGTAATGGTAGTAATACCTTTCATGTTCACACTGATGTCTATCATGCTAATTCTGATGATAAATCAGAATGTGTATTCCTATCTGATGTACCTGAGCAAGTGGCACGTATACCTCAACATGTACGTGCCCTTCAGAAGTGGAATGGGTGCCATTCTATAGGCCCCTGGTACTACTTAGAGAATACCGTGTATCTAGCTGGTAATAGAGACTATAATGGATTACTTGAAGGGGAAGTTAGACAGTTACGTAATGGGAAGACTGGTCAGCTAGTATGGCAACTCTCAGTCCTAGATGATAAGGGCAATGAGGTACCACGTCATACCCTCCAATCTATTAACCCAGAAGGTGATACCTGCCCGACTACTGAATATAAACTAGTGTGGCGGCCATGGAATCAGATAGGTAAAGGTAAAGAGAGACAGTTAAATGCTGCTAGAGAGGTCGCTATATGGCCTGATGCTACTGATGAACAATTGATGTCTGATGACCTGAGACAATTGCTGATTGATAGACACCCTGCCCTAATACAAGAGTTCCATGGTGTGATAGTGGGGCTGGGGTTCACTTGGTAATATTACACGATACTAATTAGGGGCACTGCACCCTAGGAGAAAGCTATGACTACATATGACTTCAAAGCCTTTGCTACCGCTATCAATGATCACTTCAAGTTGATGGCTAACTATAACCTATATACCACTACTGCTTCTAAAGATGATCTATACGACGCATACCTACAAGCATACCCTGATGGTACTAACCCTATATACGTGAATCGTACAGAGTATGATTGCTCTACCTGTAAGGAATTCATACGTAACATTGGGGGTGCGGTTGCTATCGTAGATGGGGCAATAGTACCTGTGTGGGATGTGCCGGGGCTTGAGTACCCATACAATGTGGTTGCTGAGACTATGTCCGCTTACGTTACATCACACCCTATTAGCTCTGTCTTCTGCCTTAAAGAACTATCCTATGGTGCACCACATAGTAAACAGTTATTACAGGGTGGGGATATACGCACCTGGTACCACTTCTATGCGCGTGTAGATGCTAAGTACCATTCCAATACCCCGGCACAAGTTATAGGGGACTCTATTACTGCTATGCAAGTCCTACGTAGAGGATTGAGTGAGTTAACCCTGGACTCTATCACTACTGTACTAGAACTCATAGATACTAACTCTATCTATAGAGGGGCTGAACATAGGGCCGCTCTCGTAGCCTTTAAGACACTTAAGGAGTCGTATGACACTACACCCGCAGAACAACAGGAACTACTGCTATGGCTTAATGTGACACACCATAATGCACGGTTCCGTAATACTGTCATCGGTACATTAGTACAAGACCTATCAGATGGTGTGGAACTAGAGAAGGCAGTACACTCCTTCGAGACTAAGGTTGCACCTACTAACTATAAGAGGACTAAGTCCCTTATTACACCCGGTATGCGCGATGGTGCCCTGAAGACCGTGCGGGAGTTGGGGCTTGAACCCTCCCTCAGTCGTAGACATGCACGTGTATCTGATGTCTCCATTAATGATGTCCTGTGGGTTGATAATGCAGTACGGGGGCTTATGAAGGAAGGCGGTATAGCTGCACTACTGCAGACACAAGTTAAGGTTAAACCCCCTAACTTAGATAGTGCTACCCCTATCAGTATTGAAGACTTCATGTCCTCTGTACTCCCACAGACTACTACGCTGCAGGTATTACTGGAGAGTAGATTACTAGGTAACCTAATGAGCCTCACTGCACCTTGTGATGTGAGCTCCCCGCGTATCTTTAAGTGGGGTAATAACTTCGGGTGGTCATACCGTGATAATGTGGCCGATAGTATTATCAAGCAGAGAGTTAAAGGGGCGGGGGGTAATGTTACCGCCCCCTTTAGGGTTAGCCTCGCATGGTTTAACTATGATGACCTAGACATATACGTTTATGTACCTGGGGGCGGGTGGCCTATATGCTTCATGAATAGGACTGTGGGCACAGGTACATTGGATGTAGATGCAAATGCAGGTCGTCGTCGCAGTAGAACACCCGTCGAGAATGTATGTTGGACCGCTCCGATAAATGGCACCTATCAGGTACACGTTAAGAACTTCAGTAAGAGAGAGTCTATTGATGTAGGCTTTACCTTAGAAGTAGAATCCATGGGGATTATCTCTACATACCATTACGACCGCCCTGTAGGTGATCGCTGTATTGTACATTGCCTAACCATTACCGTCAGGGGTGGACAGGTAACTGATATCACAGCCGCCCCCAATGTAGAAGGTAATTCATCTTCCACGACTGAGTGGGGCCTCATGACACAGACACTCGTGAAGGTAGATACCGTAATCCTCAGCCCTAATTACTGGGGGGATAATCATAGTGGTAATAAGCACTGGTTCTTTATCCTACATGAGTGCCTCAACCCTGAGCCTACTAGGGGTATCTATAATGAGTTCCTGCGCCATGAACTAGAATCACATAAAAAGGTGTTTGAGGTGCTCGGTGATCTTACTAAAGTACCGCCTGTGCCTGAACAACTATCAGGCCTAGGGTTTTCGTCTACACGTAACGATAAGCTTAAAGTCATAGCTACTGGCATCAAAGCTAACAGCGCCGTGAGCATATCGACTAAAGCCTATGAGATTAACTTCTCGTAAGATTATACGTGGGGTATGTCTATCCCCACTACCACACACATAGCTATGGAGACACACAATGTCAGGAACTCAAGGCGAAAGCCACTGAGCTTGTAAGACGCAAGTTGAAGCAAGCTATTCTGACCAGCCTAAGTCGTTACGCTCTTAGCGTTGCTAAGTCTTAACTGACTACGTTATTTGAGTCACGACACCCTGGGATCTTGCTAGTCCTCTGCCCTGTCGCTAGTGGTTAAACAGTTCTAAAGTCACTGGAACAGTGCTACTAGCCTAGCTACGCTCCCAGCGTAGCGACCTAACAAACTCTTATAACATTGGCGAAGCAAACATTACCTAAGAAATTAGAGGCCCCACAAGGGCAACCGTTATGCGTACAGGGTTGTGAGATTTGAGATGGTAATTGTCCCATCGAAAGTGCCGTAGGCTACGACCCTTGGGGAGTACACTACAAAAGTACACCTAGTCAAACAGCCCCAAGGCGGTAATGGATAGATTCACGGTGGTTCAAACCACCCGCGTTGTTTCCCTCTCAGGGCTAAGGCCACTGAGTTTCCCACTTACCGAGGTTTTCTATGACCACTACAGATATCAATGACATCTTCTTCTACGCCGCTGTTCATAAGTTACGTTACCCCTCCTGCACGGGTATGCTCACTACTGAGCAATTGCTAGACTTACCCCTTGTGTATAGTGGGTCGGGTGCACCACGCCCTAACTTAGATGATACCGCTAAGGCTATCAATATCGAACTCCGTGGCTATGCTGAAGAGTCCTTCGTGCGTAAGGGTGTCAATCGACAGGAAGCAGAACTGAGAGCAGCCCTTGAGATAGTTAAGTACATCATCGCTTACAAGCAGGATGAGGATAAGAAGAAGGCTGATAAGGTAAGTAAGGCTTCTAAGAGAGCTACATTATTGGAGGCCTTTGAAGCTAAACAGAAGGCTGAGTTAGGCGCTATGTCAACAGAGGATTTACTTAAGCAGTTGGCTGCCTTGGAGGATTAATGAAGTTCTATTACTGCGTAAGGTAGAACAAGAAGATTACTGTATCAGAGATGCTGGACATCTCTGATGTACTGGCTTAGCAGTCTCACGTTACCCTCAATAATGAGACATATGCTGGTGGCACATCGAACGCTTGGTATTTAAGCCTGACCACAAGCTAGTCCCTCAAACTGAGGACGGTGGAATTGATTGGGGTCGAGTGGCACGAGTTAGTATTTTCTGGATAGGAGATTATCATGACTGAAGTTTTACAGCCTTTTACCCCGGATTGGATCTCGCCGCCAGGGGAGACGATAGCTGATTTAATTGAAGAACGGGGCTGGAGTCAGGTTGATTTAGCAAAACGCCTGGGCTACACCTCGAAGCACATAAGCTTGTTGATCAATGGTAAAGCGTCGATCACAGAAGAAATAGCACTCAAATTAGAAGATGTATTGGGCAGTAGTACAAGCTTTTGGTTGAGCAGGGAAGCACAGTATCGCGCAAAGCTGGCTCAACAGGGAGCCGGCGCTCTTACGTACAAGGAGAACATTGGCTCATGATGACTGTTAATACTGCTGGCCCATTATCGTGTCACGCACAACTAGCTGGTGGTAAACTACTGCACCTCCATAAGTGTACCGATGATACCTCCCTGCTGCGACAAGACTATTGGGTCTATGGTATTACATTGCCTTCAATAGGTGAGACCTATACTGAGATGTGTGAAGAACATCGAGCATATTTAGAGTCTCCAGAAGTTATTAATTGGATACTCAACACCTACCACCTGAAAGAAGATGTCTTCAATAAAGAGTATACTTACCATAACTTTACCTTTGAATGTTTGGATATTGACCATAGAGCTACATGGGTTTTCATTAATGAGGCAGCCTATATTTATGAGTTCACACTTGATTGCGATACTCTCTACTTCTGCAGTCCCTGAAGTTTGATACACATAAGGGGGCAGTAATATACCCGCCCTCCCTACATACAAGGAGAACATTGACTCATGACTAATAACTCACTACAGTATAACGTACGCTATGGCTTCTTAGATGGCGGTGAGCTACTACACCTCCATAAGTGTGTGCGTACAATGAGGCGTTAAGCATATAGTTATGGGCCGGCCTATTGTCACACAGAGAAGTAAGTTGATGTCAGTTATTTAATGAGGCAAGAGCTATAAAAGAGAGAGGATAACTATGAGATGTATATACACTGTCCACACTGGCATATACGAGGAAAGAGACGATAATCTGTGGCCTACACCGAGACCCCCTATGTTAGATTACGTGTACAAGTGCACGGTGAACTACTCCTGCAAACTACCACCATCTATTAATGCCTCCGTGTGGGAATTGGTAAAGCCCCTTGGTATGCCAAGCATGTGGTGGGCTACTGATGTATTGACACCCCCTTCTATAGGCTGGGATGTGGATGTACCTGGTCATACCACAGAAGTCAGGATCATAGGTATGAAACAGTATAAGCATCATCTAGTAGCTTCTTGTAAGGTTCTACATGAACAGAGTTAGATATGCCCCCCTTGTAAAGGTGGAGTCAATGAAGGGAATTACCGGGTTCTAAGTTAACTTAGATAGTTTATTAAGCGTCACTATGAACTACATAGACATTCACGATAAGATCATTGGTACCACGCACAGTCTAGAATTATTACCGCCTTCTATTTTGGAGGATGTACTGAATACCTAGCAACGCTGGGAGCGTAGCGACCTACTGTACATTCAATTATGTCAGAGATATGCAGCACCCGTCTATCAAGGTAAATATACATGCTGCTATGGATACGGGTATGGGTACTTACCGCACTGTGTGCACTGTATTGATTGATAATCTACCTAGCATACTCTTCTTAGTGAATACTGATCGTGAAGAATATGAGTACTCCTATGAAGAGCTGCAACTTAGTTGACATATGAGTGTACAATGTCGTATTATACATGTAACGAGTTGAGGGCAGGATTATAAATTATGTTACCCCTGAAGAAGCAGCACAGCACTTAGGTGTTACTTAACCCATAACTATAAGGTTATACTTCTGCTTACCTTTGAGACTTCCAACATGGTGGCCAAGGTAAAGAGAAGGATTGGGTCTAAGACTGCCAGGGTCATGTTAACGAGGTTCAAGCAGACATTAAAGCATCAAGCTGAACTTTGCTCCCGTGAGGTAGTAGAAGTGTCTGAAGCCTACACCAGTAAGACTTGTACCAAGTGCGGACAAGTACATACAAAGCTAGGTCGCTACGCTCCCAGCGTTGCTAGGCAGTTCCAAGATCTTTAGGTGCCCTTGGCATTATGCTAAGGGCTTTGAGGGATATCTCCACTACATTAAGTAGTGCTATCATTGACCCCTGAGTAGTGATATTCAGGAATGTTCAGTGTAAATATATCAGCTAGGTGGTACACGTATGTTGTACGGTAAGGCATACATCTATGAGCGCAGAGTCAGTGGCTATGTCGAGAACACAGAAGGGTTAGGGGTTTTACTAGACCGTAGATAAACCCTACACACACAATAAAAAGGGGAGTGCTATCAGATAGACACTCCCCCGTTTGCGTGGTACACTATAAATATCAACCTAAATAGGGGACCCCGCAATATGTTTAATATATCACTGACCACCGCTACATACAACCCGACGGCAGCTACAGGCATCAAGAGAGCCATCTACACCTACTCTCAAGATAATAGGGTTATTAAGTCATCCTCCAAGAAGAGAGTCCTTAAGCTGCGTGGGAAGAGGGTTGCTAATGGCCCCCTATATAATAATGAATCCCTACGCGCACCATTAGATGAGATATCTACTTCTATACTCACGATAGTCGGTGTACTGTATATGGGTGCAGAGAGGAAGTCTACAGTGCCTGTACAGTGGGTGCAAGATAGACGTGGTAACTGGAGACGGGCTATCACACAGAAGGCATTCAGAGCTCTTCCACAGTACATGCAGCAGATCGCTATAGATAAAGGCGTGGATGTTAGAGGGAGTGTTACCTTCTCACGCTGCGTAATGGCGTGGGCTGGTATTACTGTCAGTGGTCTCGATGTACACCACGTCAATATGGATACTACAGATGACCGTCTCGGGAACTTACAGGCATTAACTAAGGCTGAACATGCTGCCGCACATGCTGATAAGGATGACCTCCTATGGGATGCTGATTGGTACGAGTACAACTCATACTGTGAAGGACTGCTGCGTATTAATCAGACCTTCTTATTGAGTGATGAGGATATCGCAGTAGCTATAGCGGCTGCATTAGAGCCTCCTACACACGAGATAGAAGAACTATCTGATGCTGATCGGTGGGACCTGGCATGGGCTGCAATGTGGGCTGACGAAGAGATAGAGATAATGTAACTACTACAAAGAGAGATATGAATATAACTGGACGATGGGATGCTGTGAGCCTGACGGGAGAAGGGACCGGCCCTTACATTACTGTCACTGGTGAGACACTCACGACTACTATTACCATAGATAATGATAGGCAAGTTAGTATTAATATCATTGATCTGTCCAGCCCATTAGGTGTTGGGGTAGATGTAGATACAGCGTATGAGGCAGTGATTGGCCTTGAGGCGCAGCTAACTCAAGTCTTCAGTGTATGGTCGATAGAGCAGTACCTCAAGGATAAACTACTATCACAAGTATCATTGGTAGGCTGGGGTGGCCGTAACTGGCTACTACAGTGTAATGATGAAGGACTATATTGGCAGCTATTACTTAAACCTGGTAGACGAGCTAATATAACCGTCACAGTCTACCTAGACATAGATCTAGATGCTTACTTAAATCTTCATGAGCGTACTGTAACTAGACGATATATATGCCTTGAAGCTAGAGATATCCATGGGGTAGTGGCAGAGATACACGCAATAGATATCCCCAAAGATGTACTGATTATAGATGATCAATTAGTTAGGGACTACTTACCCCAGGATTATATAGCGGTTAAAGATGTCTGATAGGTAATAGATATGGCAAAGCTATGGTTGGTAGGGCGTACAGATACCACGAGGAATGAGTACCTTGAGATGGTTGTATCTGCAGGTACGAGAGAGCAGGTACTGAGTATTAATCCCAACAATGGGAAGGTTATAGAGTTATATAAGGATGGTAGTGGTTACTACTGTGCGGGGTGGACTGATCCCGAACACCTAACTATAGAATGTATTGGTGCCTCAGTACATACAAGTAACCGCCTCATACTAACATCATGGAATGAAGGGGAGAATGGCACACCCTCACCACCATATACTAAGGGGGGAGTACAAGATACTATCACTAACTTATACCTAGTAGATAGGGGGTTCTGTATCTATTACTCCTTTAATAAGGTACTCATTGCTTGTGATAGTTTAGAGAGTACAACTGCTACATCATTACTAAATGAGATGTTGGGTATCAACTGGTACCAGGAACGGTTCGCATATATAGAGTGCGTTGGTACGACCAATATACACGGCATAGTATTAGCATCTTACGGGGCTGGCTCATGAACATAACTAAGCTCAAAGAGATAATCTACTGGAGTCTTGAGGGTGTACAGGTGCCGCGAGCCACGCCCCTTCTTGAGGTATTGACACACATCAAGTGCCATACTACAGCGCCCCTATTAAGGAGTCCTAGAAAGCCACGCCTACGTGAGCACTACTCTGTAAATCCCACAGTATCTATATATATTAAGGGGGTTAATAATGCCATTGACTCAACCATCGTATACAAGAGTAATGGCTACGTAGATATAGAATCATTAATGCCTGATATACAGTTATGGATAGAGGAGAACCATAGCATTAGTAATTGGGAGAGAGAGTCGCGGGAGTATGATAGGGTCACCAACTACCACCTAAATGGTATCGATTACCCCAACATATAACAACCCCTTACTTATCTCTCAAGGAGACTACGGGGGTACCGATACGTAGTGAACTACCAGCAACAATAGTAGATATCAAGGTATGTAAGCTAGGGGGTAGTATCCATATATACTATGGGGATAATGAGTGGAACTATAACATAGAGTTCCCAATAACAGTGCAGCGGATACTGGAAGCCATCCACACTAACTATAAAGGGGCTAGAGACGTACCCTCTATATTCTAAAGGTATAACAGGGAGAGATATGTCTGATTACTCTGGGGATGCCACATTAGAGGATTGGTTGAGTAAGGAAGTATTCAATAGCCCGGTACCTAAAGAAGTAGTAGATAAGTTCAAGGGGTACCGCACGGGTATAGAGAATGATGTAGGGGCCTGGATAAGTCAATCATATGATGAATGGCACATAGGTTGGAGGAGTTGGGGTAGGGGGTACAATACAGTGGACGAGGAGTTTGAGGTAATAGTACAATCATGTATCGCACAAGTAACTAAGTACAAACTATCACAGGTAGACATGGCTAGATATACAGGCAAGGCTACATTAGAGGATTGGTTATCTATAGAGGTATTTAAATGCCCCATCCCTAAAGAAGTAGTAGATAGATTCGAGGTGTACCGCACACGTGTAGAGGATGATGTACAAGCTTGGATAGATCAGAGTACAACCCACCGTCAAGGATGGAACTTATGGGGCAGGGGGCGCGATGACTTAGATCACTCGTTCTATGAGTTAGTAGAAGTATGCACCCCTTATGTTGAGGCGTATATAGAGTTCCATGGATTACCTAGACATGATTGTACTATGAGCCTGTACATAGTATTAGGTACACCAGGAGTAGTATCAGAAGCAATGCTTGTAATGGCAGATACATTGGAGCAGGCATTAGATTATAGTTGCCACATGACAGGCAATGATAGGGCTAGTGCTAAGGGGTACTTAATGTGCGATGTCAATGGTGAGGCGCAGCACCTATACGGTAATGTATCTAAGGCTTTGCAAGAGTATGTACAGATCCATAATGCAGGATTATTATGATAGATAGTATACCGGGTACATTAGAAGTAGAGTGGTGTATCTCAATGTACATAGTAACAATACACACATGACTCTAGCCGGTATCAAGGTACCAGAAGGCGTGATATCCAATCAGACCATAAAGGACTTCATGATATCAGATGAATACGTACAGTACATAGTAAATGACCAATGAGGTAATAGACATGCAGATAGTTGTAATGATAGCGATAGTAGCAGCGGTGTGGGCAGCCCTCGCCCCAGGTAAGGCCCCACGTAAGAAATCAGGTGTACCGTCTAGTATGGCAAGGATACGCAAGCTAGAAGGGTTAAGGAATAGGGGGGCCTTAGTTATGAAACTAGGGCGAGGTACTAATAGTGTGGAGGTAATAACCAGAGATAGTAGGAAGATATTAGATGAGCTAATAGAACAGGAGAAGGATGGCCTGATTAATATATTCAAGGGGGAGGAATACAATGATTAATGACATCAGGCAGTGGGTACAGGAGAATGACCACTTATCATTAATGTGGTGTAATGGAGATGAATTACAGTTCAAAGATGGCATACATTATTACCGCATCTTGCACGATGCAATAGATGTAGCAATAATAGAAGGATTCTGTAGATGGGGGCCCGATACCAAATACTACATGATGTACACGCCTTACTCTAAAGAAGAGCTAGTACGACTAACTAAAGTATGTAGGTACTTAACACAGCATGTAGTGAACACACAAAGTACTGAGATAGACTTAGCAGATCTAATGGATATAATCAACCAATAAAAAGAGAGAGCCATGAGTAATCAACAGACCGGTACTACTACAGAACTACCAGTATATGCACCTTCATCATGGAAGTTAAATGCAAGTACGTCATTAGAGAGTACACCTGCGCTATCACCAGGGCGGCAATTAATAGCCTTAGTGGGTAAGAAGAATACGGGTAAGCACACGTACTTAACGGACTACTACAAGAGTCTTAGTAATGGGGTGTACGAGTATTTAGCATATGAGAGATCTCTTGAGGAGAATGGCATACACCCCCATGAGCAAGTAGAGTACGTCAATCAATTAAGAGTGAGTGGGGAGTATACGCCAACGCACGATGTATTACCAGACCCTTACATGTTCGTGACGTACAGCCCTTATATACTGGATGGCATAGGGTGGGATGAGGCACACAATGTAATCTTCTTCCACAGATGTGGGAAGGGTAGATTCTACCGTGGGTCATTACTATGTAACCCCACATTCATGAGTAGCTTAACGAGGATGAGGAGTGTACTAACCCTCGGCCAGTTCTGGTACACACAGGGTGAGGCATGGTTAGAGGAGTGTGGCGAGGATGTAACAGACATAGGTTTAGTACTACCATAGGACATTGTAAGACCAGTATGCCGCCTGTAGTTTATTCTTATAGGCGGGCTTACCATCTTTAGTCTTAATAGCCGCATGCCTAGAGCGATAATTAGCCCTACGTTTAGGGTCGCGGTGAAGGGTGTAATCACTCATCGTGCTATCGCCGAAGTGTAGTAATCGGCAGTTATCACCTATGCAGGCAAATACTGCCTTCTTCTTACCAGTACGACAACTCTTGACGGGGGTATTGGGTGTCATGCGCCTCTTCGTACCAGGGATTAATGGTGGTGTACGTTTCATGTAAACAATCTATATAGTAATACACAATGCAAGCAGTAATGGAGGGGTGATATGCAAGCAAGTAATAAAGGGGCCGGCCCCCATAATATAAGAGATAACAATAGGTCGTTAGCACTCCCGACAGGGAGGTATAGCTGTAATAGCCAAGAAGTGCCGTGCCGCGACCTGGAGACGGTACCTATTGCGGATAGTGATTACCTTGAGGATATATTAAAGGGTGCAGATGAAGAGACACTAGCAAGTATATTAGAATGTACTGTAGAGGAGTTATATGAGCTCCTAGCGGGTGATAAGGAACTAACCATGGAACACATAGATAATCTATCTGATAGTTATGACAGTACGCTAGGGAGTGTATTCAGGGTGGCATGTCAGCTAGCTAATGCAATCAATAATCATACGTCAGGAACCTCAGCCTAAAGGTATGAGGCTTGAAAGAGTAATCTAACAAGCCGTCCTATAAGGACGGGGTTTCTACCCAATTAACAATATGACGTGGGGTCTATTCTGGCACATGAATAAGGGATATAAAGACATGAGAGATAGCCGCATAAGTAGAGATGATCTGCATAGGTTACATAATCTGAATGTACTATTTAGCACGGTGCTAGATGTAATAGATGATTGGGATAGGGTAAACCCAGACGCTACTAAAGAAGATAGGGAGGCTTATAGAGATCATACGTTCAGTATAACGTGGGATCTATTCTGGCACATAAATAGTAGTATCACGGTATCTGTTGATTATTATGACCCAGACACCACCTGCGAAGAAGACATGAGAGCTAGGTTAGATACATACAATAGTGCAAGTCAATCACGGGCATATAATTAGAACTTGCCCAGATAGTGTGCTATAGTCATCATTAGTATGATGTGTGGGAGTACTAGCTTGTAGTGTATATCCTTCTCCCTGGAGAGGGTGTACACTAAGGCATGGGCTCAACCCACTAATGCTGGGTAGCACAGTGGCAGTGCGCTTGATTGTTACTCAAGATGTCGTAGGTTCAATCCCTACCCCAGCAGTTATATAAAGCCGGCCTTTAATGTGGGGCCGGCTTTATAGTGCCGTGACTACGCCCCTTCAAGATAGTAATGGAGAACTCTGATGCAATTATCTGATGAAGAAGAGCAGTTAATATAAAGGTAATACAGCCATGAGTAATAGATGGAAGACACCTATACATTTAGCAACGCTGTGAGTGTAGCGATTTAGAGTACTGGAATAACTTTATCCCATACGAGGATAAGGTAGCTGTACTCAATAGTAATACCAAGCAGGATCTAATAAGAGCTATGGTAGATTACCAGTACAATACATTCTGCAGGGCCATGGAGAGGCAGATACCAGTGAGTCAACCCAGCGGTAAGGTAATACCCTACATAGGTTCATTCTGGAGGGATATAGAGTGGAGTAGTAGTCGTCAGACTGTGCGTGACGGTAGTAGCACTAATATACACATAGGAAGAATAGTAGAAGATGGTAATGAGCCTCCTGAACAAGGGTCGCCCTTCATAGGCTTCATGGCCAATAATAAGTGGGGGTACCCTGAACGTACACTCACTGCTGAGGAGAGGGCACATGTCATCTCCCTATTATATACAGCCATGCTCTCTGATAATAAGGTTGTCAAGGCAGGTACACTACAACACTTATGGGAGTACATGCAGACGTTGAGTGTAGAGTATGAGAAAGGGTACGGGCCCCAGTGAGACGGCTAGGTTCTACTTCTTCTTCATACCCATGAGGACGAAGTAGAACCTAGCCTGCTGCCCCCTCAATCCTTTATCCCCCCTATGTTTCTGTGCGTACTCTGCAACAGACATACCCGCTCCTTTAGCAGCCTTTGTGAGGGCACCGGGCCTCTTTACAGAATCCTTTATCGATAACTTCTTCTTCTTAACCATGATCACATCCCCTATCACAAATGAGTACATACAGACTTACATGAGTGCCAACCCCTTATATGTACTAGAGACAGATTGCTGTCATGTAAGCACAGGCATTGGGGGCTGGCCCTCCGTTACCGCAACCAAAGAGAGGATATGTATACTACCACCTGAGCATACCTGGTTACTAGATATACAGGAAATGGGAATGTGCTGGGACTTCAAGGTACATATATTCCATTACGTTAATACAGCCGCAGGTGAGTCTATAACGGACTTACAGGTTCGTGATAACCCCCATAGGTTCTACATCAATCACCACCATACCAGTCCCAATACACTCTATACAGTACTACCTATATTATTGTTTAATAGAGTAGAAGTGTTAAGTGCACACAACCCTGCTGATATAATAATAATGAGCCGCACAAGTACATATAAACTACCACCCCTATTAGATATGAGTGACTCCCCATGGTAAGTATAAGTAACACAATGAATAATACAGCGGCCCTACAGACCCCATCTGACCTATACGTAATAGATATCCAATATAAGTATGTGGGAGACGATAAGGTATACAGCGGTAAGATAGCAGTACTACCACCTGCATATAGATGGTTACTAGATGCCGATACACGGGTACACCCCATACCAGAACAATGGTCTACCTTTGATAAGACCATATACCATTACGTGGATGTGGCATTGGGTGAGAACCTCATGCAATTAATACACATGAATAACGCACATGGATTCTACATCGTGGGTAATGCACGGGCCCATATCTTAACAACATACATAAAGGAGATGAGTATATGAGTACAGGTGCACGGCACGTCCCTGATGCAGGTAATGACATAGAGTATGCAGTACATAATGTACTAGGTAGGGTGCGGCATAAGGCACTTGAGCTAGTGCTACACAAACATGATAATAATCCAGAGATAACTATAGACGAGGTAGAACGAGAAGCTGAGGAGATAGTAGAGTTATGGGTAAGGGATAATATGGTGGTGAGGGTGAATCCCATCAACAATACACCTAAAGAGGTTACATGAGTGATTCAGAACATCTAAGAGATATATTCGCACGTATACGGGGTAAGGCGTATTATACCGCTTTACTTAAGACGATGAACAGATACACCGGGCCGTTAACTCCTGAGTTAGGAGATATCATAGTAGAGGAAGCGACAGCCTTAATTGATAAGTGGGAGCGTAAGGGAGTGTTCAAGGATAACATTACGGTCAGTGTAAGTAAAGAGTCGGGCCCCAAACACATAGATATAAGCATAGGGATATCAAATATAACAATACCGACTGACCGTTAAACGTAAGGTCAGTGGATAATATACAGGTACTCCCTGAGCTTAGCTAAATCGTGGTATATGCCACCTACCTCTGAGGGATATATATACATGTAGGTACCCCCCCCCCCCCTGCTGTATGTAGGCCACGCTGGTATATCATCCCACTGAGGTAGTATATGAATCTAGACAGAGTAATCAGTACGTTGAAGAGGTTCATTGGTGATGCCAATGAGTCTACCTACACACAGGTAGGCAGCATATGGTTATCGCACCACGATCGTTGTCACTTAGAAGTGGCCGCCCTCCCTGCCTTACCCATGGGCGGAGTGATGGTCACTGGTATTGCAGGTGTCTGCGTACCAGAGTTTGGTAATCAAGAGTGTACTCCCAAGTACAGTGGTCTGTACGATGAGTGCAGAGTGGCTATTCATCAGGCATTGGTGTATCCATCCCCATGTGGATACCTTCGACTATTTAAATGGTACCTCTGGATGATGTCCAGAGGTATCAATCCTATCAGTACTGTAATGGTACACAAAGGAATGTTATGTTCATAATCAAGAGTGTAGGCTTAGTTATAGGAGTATGTGTTGGTTTGTACCTCACATACTCCTTGAAAGTATATCTGGGTATCAATCTAGATATAGCAGGGGATGAGCACTTCCCTTCAGTCATTGAGAGGAAGTCTCACGGAGTGATTAAATGTAGATGGTTCCCCAACCATCACCATTGTAAGTAGTAATATAGTAGGCCCTACCCATGGGCCTATTATTGTACTCTATCAATTTAGTCCCATGTTAGTATTAGCTCTGTCTGTTGTCTCCGTGGTATGTGTGGTATCTATTGTATCAGTCGTGTATTTGTACCAACAAGTACAGTCGATGAAAGCTCAATTGGTGGCAGCACACACCAATACCTCGTTCGATTGTCTCACTCGCACTGGTGTGCGGGTCACGTGGAAGGGCGGTCGGCAGGGATTGATCTTTATGGATCTAGATCACATGCACGGCTTGAATAGCCTCCTAGGTTATGCACAAGTAGATGCACTGATCCACCGCGCCCTTGCTACCTTGCGTAGCACCGATGCAGTATCATCGATCGGGCAATGGATGAGTGGTGATGAGTTCATCATCACCTGCTTTGCAGGTGAGGAAGTGGGTCTCGCCACGCGGCTGCGTGGTGTCATGAGTGATATCACTCAAGAGTTACGGATGGATTCATCCATCCAAGCTAAGCATGCAGAGTTACTGGCTACGGATGCTCGGTATGGCATGTCAGCACCTACGTTTGCAGCCACCTATGGCTGTGTCACCACAGTGACAGGTGCATCACTAGAAACAGAGGTGAACCGCGCCTCTTTTAAGGTACAGGCTGCAAAGGCCGCCAATGATCGTGGAACTGTAAACTAGGCTCTGTATATTTATCTAGTAGTAGGCCCTACCCATGGGCCTATTATTGTACATACTCAAAGGATAAAGATCATGACTAACTCTAACTTCGATTACGTAAACAACTACACTCCCGAAGTGGGTGTAGCAATGGACTACTACGCAGCGTCACTGGGTGAGATGTTTGCAGCAGAAGAAGCATTAAATGTCGCCAAAGAAGCAGAAGAAACAGCATTAGCAGAAGCTGATGCAGCCTCACTACTCAATCACACACAAGAAGAATATCAGTACTACCACCGTACAGTGGTAGCATTGTGTGCAGCAGAAGATGCAACCTCTGCCGCCCGTACAAACTACGATGCTGCGTGTGCAGCATGTCTAATTCAATTAGACAATCTCTTAGCCGCAGAGGCAGCAGTATTGTACAACTTATACTGGGACGCCCAGTTAACGGTGTACGCTGCTGAAGAAGCAGAAGAAGCTGCATTAGCAGAAGCTGATGCAGCGTCCTTACTAGATCACACGCGCGAAGAGTATCAGTATTATCAACAGACAGTAGTAAAACTACGCACTGCGGAGGAGGCTGTGATAGCAGCCTGTGAATTACTGGTAGTAGCTGCGGTGGCTGCAAGCATCACAAAATAACCCTTCTTTTAGTAGGGGGATCCCCAATCCCCTTCTCTTGACCCCCTTACCCCCTAACATATATGTCTATTAACTACTACCACCAAGTCTGCGGCACAGAAACAACCACGACTCGCCTCGCGCGTGGTGGGTGCGGTACATTGACAATGGCCGGCCACTGGGCCGGCTACAATTGGATATCAAAAGTAGATCAGAGTGGATGTGCAATGCCACTCGTCCAACGTGAGTGGGAGATACTCAAAGAGTTACAAAACACTGGCTTAGTGCCAGTAGTGAGCCCTGTCTCACCGCACATAAACGGTAGTATCATGCACATCCAGTGCATCGATAATGCTGCCAGTCTGCTTGACTATACACAAGCATATCTAAATGGGTTAATACCTATTGGGGTATTGCGGGACATATTAACATTAGTGGTAACTGCTGTTACCACGTTCCACTCACTCGGGTGGGTGCACAACGACCTACACAATGGGAACATTGTCGTAGGACATAACCAGTACACATGGGAAGTGTACATAATCGATGTGGCCATGGCCACACGCGCAGAAGAAGAGGTACCAGAAGCCTTAGCAGAGGCATTTAGTATACCTCACTTACCCAGTGAGGACTGGTACTTCCTCAAGTGGTCAATAATGGCCGAGGCGGAGGAGTACGAGGACGCGGATAAGGGGCGGGAGTTGCAAGACTTAGTTGATGAATTGATACCTGAGTAATTAGTAGTAGGCCCTACCCACGGGCCTATTATTGTACTTACAACAATCAATGAATATCATGGCTACTTCAAACAACGGTTCCATTGTTTCTACCACCACCTCTACTACTCCTTCTGCTACTCCTTCTGCTACTACTATGAACACTACATCTACCTCTTCCATCTACAAAGCTGCTGCTGCAGCCCGCAAAGCAGCAAAGGCAGCAGCAAAGGCTGCACCAGGTATTGCCATTCGTGCAGCGAAAGCAGCTAAGGCTGCAGCCATTGAAGCTGAACGTGAGGCAACTAAGGTTGCCGCTATTGAAGCTGCGCGTGCGGCTGCAGCTATTGCCACTGCTACACGGTTTGAAGTCTACTGCTACTTGACTGTAGCCTCTATTAAGGGCAATGCTGCCACTGCGGCAGTTATGGGTTCTACCACATTGGTAGTAGCCGCTGCCTTTGCAGTAGCAGTCTTAAAGGTACGCCGCCCACGCAAGGCCACTCGTGCCGCTCGTAAAGCAGCCGCACGGAAGGTAATGGGTATTGCATCTCGCAAGGCTAACCGCCCTTCTAACCGCCCCTCTCGCGCTACAGTAAGCACTTCTAGTGCGTTTGTACGTAAAGTGCACCGCAACAGCATGGCTGTTAAGCGTGCAGCACGCATGGGTGCATTAGCTGTGTATCAGTATGTAGCTATTGCTACTGCTGTCGCGGCACCTGTTCTGGCTAACACTTCTACCTCTGAAGTAGAAGCTATACTAGAACGCCCTAAGCGCACTGCGAAGGTAATGCCTTTAGCTTTGGTACGACCCAACGTACGAGCAGTACGCCACTATATTGCAGTTGCAGTTGCAGTTGCAGTTGCAGTAGAGGTAGAGGTAGAGCCTACTACTGCATTCTCACGCACTGAAAAGGCCGAGGCTGACAAAGCTAAGGCTTCATTGAAGGGCAGCCGCACAAAGGCGCAGGACGATGCTATCGAAGCTAAAGCTAAACGTAAAGCTGAAGCTAAGGCTAAGAAGGCTGCTAAGTCTACTTCCACCCCCAAGACTAAGACTGATAAGAAAGATAAAGGTAAGGGCATCACCTCTGAACGCAAAGGAGCCCACAACCTAGTTGTGGCGGGCCCTACCGCTGACAACTACGGTTGGGTAGAGATATCCAATGAGGAGTTACTCCTCTCCCTTGAGTCTTCAGACTCTCATACTGCAGTAGGTCAAGCTGCAGAAACTATTCACAAGGACAATAACGACATGACTACTAACTTCTCCCCTGAAGTAATCACAAAGAACTTAGAATGCTTACTGGCTGGGGTTATTACTCCCGCAGAAGCATTCCTATTGGCACAGCACCAAACTGTAGCCGCCACAACTGTGGTAGATGGTTCTGTGGTGTGCATGAAAGCACCCGCAACTCCTGCTACATTAGCGCCTGTGACTAATGTAGAATTGGCCTACACAAGCGAAGGCCGGTTCTACCCTGCCAAGGCTTTAACCAAAGAGTACTTTGCAATCCCGGCAGACTTCTACGCTATGGAGTCCATCCGTATTGCGTACAAATCAATGAAGTTGGATACTCACACGTATAACTTCTACGATGAAGGTGGCACTGTCTCTATTAAGACTAACAAACACAACAACAGTATCTTCATCAACAATTCCCACCCTCGCATCTACTTAGTAGATGGTGTAGAGTACCACTTCAACAACTTGTTGGAGGCAGTGTTCAATGAATCTATATCTGCCACTAATGCAGGTGTGCTAGAACAGTGGGCTGACTTCAATATTGAAGTTACAGGAGTAGCTGAAGATTTGGGGTGTGACTTAGAAGAAGCTACTACTCTAGTAGTAGCAGCAGGATTTGTTAAACCAGCCCAACCTATCCACTACATAGTCCCTATCGCAGAGCGTGTAGAGACTAAAGAGAAGGGTAAGTTTGAGTATAAACTGAATGAGAAAGCTATCATCGAGAGTGCAGCCTTATGGGAAGAACAAGGCTATGAAGTACTCGTTATTAAAAGCGAGTTAGTGGTTAGCAACCTCTCTGTAGAGAACTTCCGCTACAACGGGTGCATTCCTTGCGAACCCATTACTAACCGAGAGCTAGAGCGGTTAGTATTGAGTGAGGTTGTACAGAAATGGAGTGCTGATAATATCCACTTATCAGTGAAACCCATATCCAACCTGTCTGAATGGTTGGATAAGGTAATGAACTCCAATACCGGCTCTGTAAAGAGCATTAGTTTCTCCTTCAATAACATCACCAATATACAGCAACGTATATCTGATGTGAAGGGATTCTCACACGAGTTCACCTTCGCTACTCCCAAAGATCACTACGATGCTTTAGGTTTGGAGGAGGGTTCTGTACCTGCGTTTACAATTAACTTGTGGACTAGCGCCCCTGCTAAATCTGCAGTAGTAAGCCAGAAGGTTATGGCAGATGTCTTAACCAATGTACCAAAGTTAGAACGCCGCACTGGTACACAAGGTTCATCTTTGTCTGTGCGCGGCTTATTTGCACAGAATGCAGGTCGTAATAATGTGAAGCCTGATGCTCCAAGACAATCATTAGCTCATAAAGTGCTCGCTACTAATGTTGTAGCTTCAACCACTAGTGCATCAGTCACTAATGAAGTGATTACACCTACTGTTGCTGAGGCTAAAGAGGCTACCGCTTCGGCTGTTGTCATAGACACAGTATCTGGTGGGGCCGCTTTTGAGGTAGATTCAGTTGGTGGTGCATTAGATACAGCCCCAGTTATTAATGCTGGTGATGTATTAAAACCCGCAGCGTCTAGCAAACAATCAGCTACTCCTGTAGTAGCTACAACCTTGAAAGACGTAGATAGTCAATTACTAGCCTTGACTGGCTCATCATCTGATGATGAAGAAGAAGAGATTGATTTAGATGATATGGATCTCTGCCAAGCAGTAGAGTTGAAGGAAGTAAAGTTTACTCCTAGCTATGATGGCGACATCAAAACTATCATAAACGACTTAGATTTGGCTATAACAACCATACCCGCAGGTGGTGACTACGGGAACTACCTCAACGATGTGATATCCATCTCTGAAGAGTTGTCAGGGGATGAAGCTACCCAAGTGTTAGTCCACGAACTAATGCACGTAGTAATCTCCAACGTCAGCGAAGATGCGGCTAATAGCTTCATCACTGACTGGTTAGACACGGTGGGTCAATCTAGTATCTGCCCCGCAGACATGAGTATGGAGGAACAGTTCTGCTACTCCTTCATGGAGTACGAGCATAATGTAGATGACCTATCCGCATTCCTAGATGGAGTATTCAATCGTGATGATAGCTGGGTTGATGCTTACAACGCATTAGCTGTAGCAGCCGGGCCAGAAGTAGCCGCTAAGTCTACTGCCCACCTCAGCATCATCGCTGAGGGCACTGCACCTGTAGTACCAGCATTGAGCCCCATGAAGGCCGCCTTATTGGCGGTGAATGATCAAGAGATCATCATCGTAACAAATAACAAGGGGACAGTGCCAGTAGCATACACTGATGCGTTCCCTGAACTGTTAGATGTTATGCCAAGAACGTTGGAGTACGGTAGCACAACTACTGTGACTGCCGCCTGTGGTGTTACCTTGCATGCTATCTGCGCGGTGAGTGAGACAGGCACTTTGCATACTGACTCACTGAAGAGTGGCTTGATGCACATCGCAACTCTTGGTTGCGATAAGAAGTACGTCTGTGAACCAGACCTGGGCTTTGGCGATGATATCATCATCAAGCCCTACATATTGGGTGCTGTCACTACCTTGTTAGGACAAGCTAAGGTACGCACTTTACAATTACCTGTAATGGGGCGCCTCGTTAAAGCATGGGCTAATGCCGGTGCTGTGGTAACGTACCCTAAAGCAGACCTAAGCCTATGGGCCGCTGATTTATGTCGAGGTACAGCACTAACTGCTACTGCAGTAGGTACTGGTGAAGTGCTGATGGCACAACGCACTCCAAGTGGTCGCTCTATGGTTGCCACTATGGCGATCATTAAAGAGGACGGTACAGTTGATAAGGCTGCCTTAGCAGTCGGCTTAACTGAATTAGAAGAAGGTATCGCTAATGGTCTAGTGCCACTGCCAATCACGGTATACAGCAATCAACAGGTTGCCTTTAATACCATCAAGTACCAACACTCTAATGCCATACGGGGGGTAGAGGTTGTAGACTATGAGCAGAATGTCTTCCCCGAAGCAGTAAAGATTGGTGTCTTAACGAAGGGCCCCAAAGGTGAAGTAGGCGCTGACCTATATAAGTGGTATAGCTTCTTACGAGATGGTATCAGCGGGGGCGCTGGCCTGTACAATGTACAGGAGTTGAGCGTAGAGCTCTTCACAGAAGCATTCAAGGCAGTAGGGTTGCCTGTAAACCTAGCTGGGTTCGCATTATGCCCAATGCCACTACGCTTCTTAAAGAACGGCATGGTGTTCGTACGTAATGGTAAGACCGCCAAAGGTGTAGTAGAGAATGCTACTAAGTTCGAGGACATGATCGATAAGACATTACTCGGTGTGTTATTAGATAGTGGTGTAAAAGTGTACACAGCGCAATATGCGTGGGATGCTGCTGCTAAGAAGTCCATGATTCGTGGTGTTGTAGAGAACATCTACGATTACGAGCAAGGGTATGGTCTGGAGCCATTACCAGAAGGTATAGCTGGCCAAGACATGCTGAAGCTGAAAGAAGATAATGAATTCATGTACCCTATCATCGCATTGGGTACAATAGGTCACAGCCTAGACCAGTACATGCAGAAGCATGTCCACGATACACTACAGTACCTGGTAGACAACTTCGGCGTAGGTGTCGCAATCCGCTATACACAAGCATTACTCCCTGAGTTAATGCAGAAGGAAGGCGTGATGACGACCGATGGTACATTACAGTATCGTCTATCCGTGTTCAGCTTGCAGAATGCAGCAGAGTACTACATGGAGTTCACTCCTGTAGAAGGTCTGAATGATACGGATCCTAACTGGCTATCCCCACGCGACTGTACAATCATCTCGCGTCGCCAGTATGACGTGAATGCCATCACTAACCTGTCTGGCTTCCCTGACACTATGTACGATGGGACTGTGGTAGCACTGGCTTTGGCTATCTCTGCAGCTTGTGGGCGTAAGGTAACACAGGATGCCTTTGAGGGTTACCTTGCTGGTACCACTAACCTCTGGGCCCGTAGTGAGAACTACGGTAAAAAAGGTATCACCGAGAAGTTCGCCAACTACTCACTGACATCTACACTGAAAGTCATCATTGACAACAGTGGTAAGACTATTTCAAGTACACCGAACCACGTTATTGACGCAAGTGGTGTCCGCTTAAGCAAGGAGACAGGTGCAGGTCGCTGGCCATACCACATGCCTTGTAATGCCCCCCTAGACCTCTCTGTAATGCAGTGTCTAATGAAGAAGGGGCAACTTGTTATATGCGATAAGTACGCTATGGAGCGTATTGTAGTAGGTGATGGCGCACGTGCCATGATGGCCTCTATACTGACTGTAGAGCAAGCTTCTGAGCTAGCCGGCTATAACCAGAACTATGGTCTGAGCATGGCCCTAGACCCCAACAATGGTAACTGTGTAATGTCAGTATGCTGGCCTACGGATAAGGCTAGTAAAGCATTGAACCGGCCGTGGCAGTTCAATGGAGCCAGCCAAGCAGATGGCTGGCATGAGAAGTTAAGCTGGTGCCCATTGCACACAGACTTAGGGAACAACAAGCGCTCCGCTATCGAAGGTTTCAAGCGCACCTTTATCGCTACTAACGACTTTATGTCGCACGGCAGCGGTACTGCACAACAACATCCTGACGCCTCTTTGTGGAGTCTATTTGTACCAGGCTCCATGTCGGCTACATTGACCTGGAACCAAGTTCCAGCAGTACAAGAGAAAGTGGATGCCAATGGTAATCACTTAAAGGGTCTGCGTTGCAATACTGCAATCATGGGGCCCGTATCAGGTGAAGGCCCCGCTGGTAAGGATGCAGATGGCAAGGAGGTACCAGTGTCTAAGTGGTTCTGCGATACCTTTGCGAAGATGTTCGTAGAGAATGCCATTAAGAAGGCTATGTTTGAAGCCGATGGCACTACTCCACGGGTATACGCTCCAGGTGAGGAGATGGTAGTAATACTCGATAAGTTAATGGTCAAGGGTAATGAAGTAGTTGGATACTACCCTAATGGTCAGACTCCTGGCTTACCTTCATCCCGAACTGTATTGTTTACCAATGATTTAGGTAAACAGGACTGCGTTATCACAGGGTACCGTTTACTCCCACAGCAACGTGGTGAGAAGTTACAGATACGACTAGACTATGCGACAGTCATGGATACCAATAACATTGACACTTCAATGTACTCTGGTATGAAGGGGCGTGGCCTAGGTATCAAGTTCATCATCAACCACGATGGCACTATTGAGTACATCGGTAAGGTTCTTTATAATGGGGAGATGGTTGACGCCAATGAGTTGTACAAACGTGGGGCTATCCACGTAACTCCAGAAGGTCTGAAAGGTAACTACGCCTTCATACAAGGGTTCGCCTCTGCACACGGTAATGCAGTAATGAGCGGCCCTTACCTGACCATTGACAGTACCATGCCAGATGGTACTCCTAACCCTCACTACCTCCTAGGTAGTGCAGACATGGTATCGGATATGTCCGATTCTAATGCTTACTTCTACAAGTGGATGAAGAGCATCACGCAAACTAACCGCATGCGGAAGACAGTGAACCGTGATGTATGGGAAGAGATTGTAGCCTACAACCGGGAAGCATTAGGCCCCGATGGTAAGTTACCAGGCTTAGTCATCATCCCACAACCTGGCCCCTACGCTATTGAGTGGGATGGGGAAGTAGATGGGCAACCTCACGTCACTACACCCAATGTAGTGACGGTAGAGTACGACGTGCAGATCGCAGTATTTGATTACTGGGTGCAAGTGGAAGTCGCTACACCGGGTGCATGTACAGGTGACCAAGGCGCTACCTCTGAGCAAGCAGTGCACATTGAGGTCATGCGTGAAGCTACTGCCACCCACTTATGGAAAAGTAGTGCGAAACAACGCAAGGGTGTAAATAGTGCAGTAAGATCTGCAGAAGTCCACGCTAACGTGGAAGCAGGTATTCAGGAAGATGGCCTGTTCCAGTTCAATCCACTAGACAAAACACATCAAGAGTTGATGATGCACTTGTTGAATCAAGTGTCTAGTACAGGTGTACGTACAGAACGTAAGCCTGAACACTTCTTCATACTGTTAGCTACATTGTTCGGTGGGGCCGCTATGAACCCAACCGCGCTATGGTTGAACATGTTAGCAGGTAAGGTATCAAACCTTGACTATGTTGAAGGTGCTAAGGGTATGGAAGTAGTTACCAACAGTGGTGGCTATAACTACCTGACTGAAGTTACTGGCTTATTGGAGCTAGTGATGAATACACTGGGTGTCTTTCCCTTAGAAGAGCTAGGCTTAACGTTACGTGACTTGCAGGAACTTGTTAGCATAGCTATTCAAGATCACCTGACAATGGACGTAGCCGGTACACGCACAGTAGTGGAGAGCATCACTGGTGTTACCATGAGCACATCCGCTACAGCCCTAGGTATACAGATGTATATCATGGACCTTATTGGGTTAGGGTACACAGTAGTAAAACAGGTTGAAGGAAAGCCTGAACCGGATCTAGCCATCATCCCATTGCACGTGGGACAAGGTTTAGTGATCAATACAACTTCAGAGAACACTGAAGCTGGTGAAAGCCAGGAGGCGGTGACTTATGTTGACCCGACTGTGTTCTTACAGTTGGGTGCATTTGAGGTTAGCCGCATAGCCGCAGACCCTAAGACTCATGCCCCTGCACGTACTGTTACAGGTGCTGCTACAGGTGTGGTCAATGACATACACCACGCATTCGTGGAATGGACCACAACACAGTTCTGGCAACGTAATGGTAGCGGCACCCGCCCACACTCCATGAACTGCCGCTTGCGGGCATCCATGGCGGGTTGGATTGGGGTTAACAGTAAGAAATCAACCCAGCTTAACGCTAAGGGTGTACTGTCACGCGTAGCACGTATTAACAAAGGTGGTGTAGCTGGTAAAATAGATACAGGCTTAGGCCCTGAATTAGGTCACCACATCGTCACCGATAAGAATGGTACACCAGTAGGTAAGCTACCTGTAGCCATCATCCACCCTGACTGCTTACTAGCCAAAGGGCTGAAGCATGGTGACTTAATTGCAGTAGGCCGTACCCCCACGGTATCCCTAATAATGGCCGTAGTGCGCTTCTCCCGCGTATTCGGACGTATGGGATATATCCGCATGTCCTTCTCCGTATGGGCCGCTGGTAACAACGGAGATAGCGATGGAGACCCATGTAACCGCATCCGTATGGGTGGCGCCACCGATAAGGGTTGGTCTGGCTTAACCTACCGAGGTGCGATGAAGATCAATAAGAGTGCCCTCGGTATGGGCGGCTATAGCATAGTGTGTGGTGTCCCCTTACATCAACATGACTGTGCAGAGTTCGTGTCCTTTACGAACTCCTGGACTAAGAAGGTATTCAATGATGCCTTGATACCTGACTCCATTAAAGCATGGCTAGCCGTTAAAGGCTTGAAGGTCAAGGGACTGGAGACATTGGTTAACTTGATGTTACCTGCTAGCTTACTGGATAGTGCACGTAAAGTGTCACAACACTACCGCGCTAACGTAGGCGTCGCCTATGGTTGGTGTAGTGCATACTCCGCACACATGAAGGAGAAACACTCATACCTGAAGGCAGTACTGAATGCTGTCTTGAAGAGTGAGGCTGCTTTAGCTTGTGGGCATGAACTGCCATCAATAGATACATTGATGGAAGTGTTAATGAGTGGTGAAATCTATGAAGCTATCCGACTTACCGCTGTAGATACAGTGGTGGATGGTACAGTAATGACCACTATAACTCAAGATGCAGAAGCAGTTGTGCGGATCCGCATCAAGTACCCTGCCATTATGGCACTGTATGACCTCAAGCTAATTGCTGAAGTCAACCCTATGGATATCGTGAGCCTAGGGCAACACGTCAATGTAATGACTCAGGCATCCGCTTGGTTATGGCGTGGCGTGTACGAAGGCTTAGGCCTATCAGGTTATAGCCCTGACGCATTCACCTTCTTCGAGGCCTTCACTTACGCGCTCCGCAATAAGGGTCTGGTAGGGGATGCCTCAATTGTCGATGATAAGGGTAATGTCACAAGCATAGCTGTTGCTAAGCCCAATGTCATTGGTGGTGTAACTATAGGTATGACCTTGGGTGCATTCTTGAGTAAGCACTACAAGATGACCTTAGAGATTGCCAATGAAGTAATGGCAGCTTGTTTGCTCTATAACGGGTACCGTGCTATCGAGCGTGGTCAACACGTGCCATCAGAGGCCGTCTATGATAAGGTTCCTCCAACAATGTTGGACACCTACGAGAACCTTTACTACGACAACATGTCCGGATGGCCGGACACCAAAGAAACTGAGTACATAGACCACGCTGTACTGGCTGGTGTATTCCGACGTGCGGGACAAGGTACCACTGGTGTATCCTTCGATGATGAAATGGATGGTGAGTCATCTTCGCAGATGATCTACACCTACGCCGCTGAGTTATGGGCTATTGCCATAGCAAGTGGCCGCTCCCCATTCTTGAATGTCATGTTAAATGACATCGTCTATCAAAGCGTAAGTCTGTACTGTAAGCTAGTGCAGATTGCTTCCATCGAATCCACAAACGAGGCTTACTAATCGAGAGTATAGCCTTCAGACCATCACTATGTAATCAATAGGGGGCCCTCCCCCTAGATAATGGGCCCCTAATACGGGCCTATTATTGTACAGTATCCGCATGAGTGGGTGCTTACTCCCTAAGTCTATAGCGCAGTAGCGCTGAACCACTCACATAAGCTAAGATAACTAATGCTCTTAGAGCTAGTAACGCTTGCTATGCGTGTAGTGCCGAACCACTTACATAGGCAAGGATAACTAGTGCTATAACCGCTAATATCGCTGTCTGTGTGCATGGTGTTGAACCACTCACATAGGCAAGGATAACTAGTGTTATAAACGCTAATATCGCTGTCTATGTGTATGGTGTTGAACCACTCACATAGGCAAGGGATATAATATCTTTACCCGCAACCCACCGCGTAAGTGTGGGACTATTCAAACCTCAGAGAGCTTAACGTCATGATTATCTCAAACACCAACTCTTCAATGTCTAATGGTCGTGTAAGTGGATTCGTTCCTACTGTACGCCCTGAAGAAGGTACTGTTCTTGTAGTGCTCCTGCAACGCAAGCGTACTGAGAAGGATGGGGGGTCAGACCCTCGCCAGAAGACTCGTGGTAATGATGGCATCGAGAATGGCACAGGCTCCCAAGTCATAATGGATTTAGTAGGTGTCTTTATACCGACAACTGTAATGGTTGATGGTAAGGAAACTACTGAAAACATTTGCTACCCGGACCCAACCGGGCAGCATATGCTACCCGAGCTAGGAAGTGATGAGTTTATTGAGCTCATGGCTCGCCCATGTGGGATATGGGTAGAGTCTTTATATAGTGACGCTTTAGTCACCATAAAGAATAACATCCAGTTCATGCCCTTCACTGCTGAGGACTTGGCCAAAGCTGAGGCGAACAAGAGGGTGAACCTCTTGTTAGGAACGGCCGGTAAGGCATTACGCCAGCTAGGGCTGATAAAGAAGCAACAATGGACCGTAGGGGATGTTCTGTTTGGTGGCAAAGCCATCACAGTGAACCTCCTAGCGGATGGTGAAGGTGATGCCTTCGCGCGTGGCTTCACCAAGTTGCGTGGCCACTTCGGCTTCCCCAACGTGGCTTTCATAGCCAATATGGGTACCACCCTGCAGGCCACTGATTTGGAGAGTGGGCCCTCCTACACACCCTCGCGTGTGTGGTTCCGCTGGGAGAAGGTTCAAGGTACTATGGGGCGTATGACCTATGACCTCGACCCAGCCTGCGCCCTGAGCGGCGCAGAGTATGCGTCTAACGCTACATCCTCTGCGACGGCATCAGACCTAGCCAAGCGGTCTAGCTCTAGCTCTGCAATCGGGTCAACTACTGCGGTCAATGACCGTATGGCTGCCCGATTAAAGGCACAACAGGATGCCCTCCAAGGTGGTGTAAAGACACCGGTTTATGACCCGTCCGTGGGTCTGTAGTATATAGAGACGGGGGCCCTCCCCCTCTCTCTATGCTATGGCCTACACCCAGGTCGTTAGCACTCCCGCTACGCAGGCCATTATAAAGGTATGACAGCGGGCGTATATGCGCCCCTGACAGCCTTTCGTGTAATGTAGCCATAGACAGTGTCTATGCTGGTCGCAAGCCCACCGGCACGACGCGCACCGTGGCGCGCAGACCCTACCCACGGGATACATCCTACTCTTCGAGCATTATGCGAGGAGAGCGCACAACAACCATTATTCATAGAGGAGACAACGACATGATTACTATCACTAAACAAGACGTGTGTGAGTCCGTGTTCAACCCATGCAACTTCTTTATCGACAACTTACCCATAACAGGGTGGGTCATCGATAATGATGGCATCATCATATCGAATGAAGATGGCGAGGGTCATGTAGAGTGGCCACTGGTTCTTTCAGAGACCGCTCTTTCAGAGACCGCTCCTCCCCAAGGGTCGCCGCATGGCTGCGACCTACAAACAGACATACTATCTGCGTTCACCCAACACACCAACAAAGAGTTGGTCGGGCGCATATCAGATGTACTAGTGATAAAAGGGAAGGGGCTACGTATAGATACCCTATACGCAATGCTGGAGACTGAAGAGGATGGCATTGTCATTGTATACGAAGCATTTGGCCATCCGAACAGTAGCTGGGTGGTCGGTCGATCCCTTCAGGGTACGTTGTTCACACAAACGCCCGTATGAACGACCATGACGTGCGGTCTATCCCCCTATGGGCCGCACAACAATCTATTCACATTAAGGAGACAGCGACATGTTTAAGGTAACTTCCAATGGTAATATCGAGTACCACAACCACAACCACAATTGGGGTTTCTACTCAGACAGCCGCTCAGACGGCCACAGCGCAGTGACGACAGTTTACTGTCAATCAAATGTTGTATCCGTAGGGTATAAATATTTGCACATAGTCATAGGCCGGTTCCGCGGCCACCTATGATGGCCGGCCTCAATGTTATGGTGTCTATACCTCCCTGTCGGGAGGTACCGCATACCTGCGACCCATGTAAGCATCATCAGACACACCGCCCACAACCCTTGTATGCTTCCTCGCCGTACACTCCCCTAGGGTTGTGGGTCACGGCACCCCTCTATAATTGTGAGGACAGTACTATATCTACTAAACCATGCCCATCTGCAGTACGCACTTCAATATCTACTACTACAGACCTAGACCTTACCCCAGAGGTACAGCAGGCAGTACTAGCCAATAATAGCTTCCCAGAGCTATTAGAGTACGCCGTCTCGCAAGGGGCCGGATTGTACGTACTATTGGATAAGTCATACGTCAAGTGGTGGGGCGTGCCCCCCAAGGATTACTACAAGCACGTGTACATCTGTGCCCCGATTGCAGAGGCGCCCGCTAACTGTAATGGCTTGCAGTACACTAGCATAGGAATCAACCCCTATACCGGTAAAGTACTGTGCCCAGCAGATGGGTTGACCGAGAGGGATGTTTATAACATCTTCCTGGTGAAGGGTAGTGCCTTTACTATAAAGGACACCAAGCGGTGTGCCTACTCGGATTTACACTCTGCCGTAATGCAGTACTGGTGCCTCGCTGAGAAGAACCACAGCTTGAAACTACTACTGAATACGAAGAAAGCCACTCTGTACGTGATAGGTACCGGTGGTGGGTGCGCCATATTCCAGTCCTTCAAGGATATTAGAGAGTTCTTCTATGGGGATGTAGACCCCAATGATGGGGAGTCCTTAACGAATCTACTCGCTATGTACGGCAGTCGGTTACATGATAGATTACGCGCCTTACCTAATGGGCGCTCTATTGTGTAACATCACCCGTTCAACCCTATGGGCCACACACCCCTATCACTATTAACTTCGCTACGCTCAGAATGCTCTGAGCATCCTGCGAGGAGGGAGCGTAGCGACCTACTTACTCAACAAACACCATGTATACCCAAACACAGACATCATTACCTTCTCGCACAACCCTCCGTACAGCCCCTGCTGTAATGTATGCGGCCCTCTTGGGACCACGCTGTGTCGATGTCTATCAATCCTATAATGACGCAGCAGCCGCCATCAAAGCCTTCCCTATGGGGTGGGTAATGGAACTACAAGCAGATGCTGTATTAGAAGACGCATTACATGAGACAGAGTACGACCACGTGCCACTGTTCTATGCCCCTTGGTAATGAATGCGGCTATCAATGATGTAAGGGGGTACCCACTCCCCCACAATATACTCAATAGGAGACAATCATGTATACCAACCACTCCCCAAAGAAGTACCCACTAGGTATGGATGTAATTACACCCAATGGTGTAATGTACATTGAATGGAAAGCCCTGTGCGTTAAGCTAGGAGTGACGAAGGCTAAGGCATTGCTACGGAACTGGGAGACGGCCCGAGATGGTCGTTACGCTAAAACACCCCACAAGACAGAGCAAGGGGTATTCATACACTCCCCAAGGGTCGTAGCCTACGGCACTCTAGTACCTATGGGTGTATGGACTACTGGGGCATCACCCAGGTCCACTACAGAGGCTCCCTACCAAGCCCCAGTAAGGGCAAGCCTGTGGAGACTGCGTGGTCCTTAATGAAGAAGGCACTACTATACAAACTATTCTAGCAACGCTCAGAATGCTTCCTCGCTGTACACTCCCCAAGGGTCGTAGCCTAGCAACGCTCAGAATGCTCAGAGCATCCTGCGAGGAGGGAGCGTAGCGACCTACGGCACTCGGAGAGGGGACAAGAGCATCCTGCGAGGAGGGAGCGTAACGACCTAGCAACGCTCAGCCGGCCCTCGCCACCGTAGGTACGCTACTACAGATGATAAGGGTATACTGTACTCCCATGGTACATTACCCCTATATGCCTGTTGTGCGGCCCACTCACGGTTCTCTGTACCCGCTAATAGGAATCTATGGGCGGCCTGCATTGACTTCGGTATGTGCCGCATGACTGCGACCCTTCGCGCTATTGTTGGTAATGCTGTCATATCTGTAGCAACCTCCCCAAGTGTTATACCTAATTATAGTATAGCGCTGGTAAGGGAATGTTGCACAGATAATACTCCCTGCTGGGCATCTCTGATGTACTGCTATCTGCGACACAGTCGCTACGACCCTTAAGGAGTGCTAACAACCTATGGAATATAGTGAGACCACTAAGAATGCCCTCGCTACCATGAATGCTAGGAGACTTAAACTAGCCACTGCTGCCGCCTTACGCGGTGATAAGAGGCCGCCAGTCTATAGGAAGAGTGCCCTATTCTACTCTACTAAGCCCGGTGCTAAACCCTGTAGTGATGGTAATATCGAGAACCTTATCATTAAGCTAGATCACTCCGATGTACATACCGGGACTGGCCTCGCCATTGATGCCGCCCTCTGGTACGTCGTTGAGGGCTTCATAGCCCCCATCTTCATCCTCATTGATGGTAACCCTCTATCCATAAATGACCACGGGCGTGTTACCTTCTGGGCCGGCTATCAGGGCTCTATCTACACCCGTCGCTACCTTGATGCACTCATCGCACGTGGTGCCGTGGGCCACGACCTTTAGGGAGGTGGGCTCGTATAACTCCCCTATGTATTATCTGTGCGACATTATTGCCATAACCACCCAACCTGTGCTATACTTGTTGTAACGAGCGAGCGATCAAGTGTACCTGACCACAAGGCAGTGATGCTAATACCAGGTATTTACTAAGATCCCCTTCACTGCTGCCTCTCTGAGGCTATAGAGCAGAGTAAAGCTGGGGGCACGTAACAGAAGATGGATAAGACGGCGGTAGTTCCTCCCCTCACAAGGAGATGATCGAGAACCTCCCAAAGGAAGCGTAGCGACCTAACAGAGAAGCATCAGTCATTCTACTTAGCCCATACCTTACGTGTAGGACTCGTCCAAGGCTGCTGGTGATGTATAACATTGCCTACCTTCATACTCCCCCTACAGGATGTGTGATAAACAGTACTTGGACCCCAAGGGGGGATACGCTACATACTCTGTAGTGCCATACAACAGTTGGCACCGCCAGAGACTAGTAAATATGGCTCAGGATACGTGTGGTTATATATCGACTCCTTGGAGTTTATTCAGACAAGGGCTGACACCTTTATATAACTCAACTCCTGCGCGACCGCATAAGATGACCTCCCTCTTTCATTAGAGGGGGGTTTCTTATTGCATATCCCCCCTACCGGAACACGACCCTTAAGGAGCGTAACGACCTATCCTTTACTCTGAACTACAATCCATCCTCGACTCCTTTACCAGCACCTCGCTAGGTAAATACCCTCACCGCTACATCTTCTTCGATCTTAACGCTAAGTATAATGCCTCACTCCGTGAGCTACTTCATACTGATGGCTACTGGGATTGGGCTCCCGCACGCTCTAAGGTACTCGTCAGCGCACACCAACTCGTTGCCTTCTACTGCACACCACACCCCGCTACTGGTGGTGACTCTGTAGAAGTTCATCATATCAATGGTAACTCCACTGATAATCGCCCCTCTAACCTTATCTACCTCACCCCCGCCGATCACGCTCTCGTTACTAAACATCAGCGTCATTACTCTAAACTATCTCTCAAACTATTCTCTAAGATTCAAGACGGCCTTCCTCGCTCTTCCTTCAATCGCCGTGGTGCACGGGTTCGTTCCTGGGCTCACTTCATACTTATGGTCATTGCCCTTACCGTCTCTAAGACTCTAACCTGGGTTCATGCCTATAGCCCCGTCAAACACCCACAACGCTCTATCAAGGGCGCTATCCATAACATCCTCCGCGCCCTCCTTGCTATGGCTCCCTCCTCGCAAGATGCTCTTGTCCCCTCTCCGAGTGGACAGCGAGGAAGCATTCTGACCCCTGCACCACTTCCCTGTCGAGAGTGCTAGCAACGCTGGGAGCGTAGCGACCTAGTCAACGCCGCCCACTAATCACTTAAGCCCCGCCCCTACTATGTCACTATACAAACACACCCTTACAGGTGCCTTAACATTGCCCCTATATAAATGGAAGTGGGGCATGACAGGTCTAACCTTGTATAACAGACATACAGTGCATTAAAGATGCAACCCCCGGGAGAGTACACACGCTGTACGCTCTATTTATGTTCTCTACCCACAACACAACAAAGATATGACTACTCAAACCCTCGCAGAATCATTACTACCCTCAGATCCCATCAATGAATTACAGACACACTACCTCGGCGTGCTGTGCGGTGATTGTGACCGCCACTTGTTCATACCCCTGTTCTTCAAAGAACTGAAAAGGTTGTTGGGTATAGACCTAATACCAGCTAGTGAAATATACAACGATAGTATAACATTCACAATAAATGGGTGGTACGTAATAATGTTACTACCAGATAAACACACCGAGCTCACTCAAGAAGTCATATGCCCACAATTCACAATGAAAGGTAAAGAGCGTACAATTACGCATGATAACGTATCTGAGTTAATAGACACGTTAAATAACGTGTAGTTCTAGTAAGAGGCCCGGCTCTATAAATAGCAAGAAGTAGGCACACACCCATAAATACCTACTCCCTGCTATAAACTACATGTGTGCAATCTACTATGATTACATTAATCATAGTAAATTGCATAATCTCTAATCGTAAGCTGTGTATAACAACAGTTGACACTAAAGGCAGCCGCAGCCATGCGACACTATGCAGCCTCTGTCACCCATGCAGTGAAGGTCTAGCAACGCTGGGAGCGTAGCGACCTAGCAACGCTCAGAATGCTGTTGTCCTCTCTCCGAAAGTGCCGTGGGCCGCGACCCTTGGGGAGAGCACAGCGAGGAAGCATCCTGCGAGGAGTGAACGTAGCGATCTAAAGCCCTTGTAAATGCAGATAGGTGATAATCAACTAAGTAAAGGTGAAAGATATGTCTATTACATACAGCTTGAATGTCAAAGGCCACTTGTGCATGCACAGTGAAGAGGGCCGGCCCTTTACACTATGTGGGGCACAGTACATCTACACCCCTCCCTTGGGGAGGTGCTAGCGACCTCCTGTATCAAGCAAACTGAAACGTTAGCGGCCCTTAATGCCTCTGTGCAATATGGGTCGCCCTACAATAACGTAGAAGGTAATGATGATGATGGATAATATACCCACACACACAACGCTCTAAAAACCTATAGTACCCATACACAACAAAATATGGTAGTATTATGGAGTTCAACTACAGAGGTTACAGAGGGCCGTATATGTGCGAAGAAGGGGTATACTTTGGGCAGGTGTTAAACACAGGCGCAGAGTTAATCTCGTTCCAAGGAGATACAGTAGCTGGTGCATACTCTGCCTTCAAAGATGCAGTAAATAATTACCTAAACTAACAACAAGCAAATGACAACAAAACCAACAGATAAAGAAATTGATGATAGACTAGCCCAGCTAGAAGATGCACTGAATAGGCATAAAGAGGCTCTAACAGTGTATGAAGAAGAGATCAAAGGACGCGAAACTGGTAAAACAACCCCAGCATCTAACACCTCTGACACTTCTAAAGATTAAATGTAAGGCTGCATACTACCCGTTTGAATGTGTGTATGCAACCCTACTTTAGAGAATGTGAGCGACCCTTATACAACGGCTCTTAGCAATCTGGTGAATGCACAAGCCTCATAAGCTTGCTGAGGTGGGTCCGATTCCCACAGGGCCGATTAGAAACCACAACCATGTGACGCTGCCAACGGTTAAGGCATAGTACCGGATACTCAAAGACTAACAAACCCACACCCCTAAAAGCCATGACTGACACAATGACAGATACCAATCTCGTTACAGATGCTGACACCCTGTTAGATGAAACTGTAGAGTTAGAAGTCAGTGAGGAAACATACGCACCCGTAATGGATGCGTACCCAGATATAGTGCTCCCAGCATCAACCATAGATTCAATCCACTGTGATGAATCTCTGTCTGAGTTACAAGGACTGGTTGAATACTTGACATGTGAGTTACAGGCCGCGCAATCTAAACTACAAGACCAGGTAACACAAATGATGAATGACGCTAAAGCAGAAGCTATTGCCGCTAAACATGCGGCCAATGAAGAAGTCGTAATGCAAGCGCTGGTACAGCCAGATGTGATGCGAATCCTCGCAGAAGTCATCACACTCCTGCAAAGTGACAAGGCAGGGGCTCTGTTAGACGTTATCACATCCCTCCAAGAAGGGGATGTGGTATCTGCTCAACAGACAATGTTATCCTACGTAACGCCTGCCGCACCTATCGCAGAAGCAGCACCGTACGTTGAGTACACACAACCCGCACCTAAAACTTCATCATCCACCTGGTCACTGTAACGCTCACAACCCGTCTATATGGCGGGCACCCCCTACAATCATCCACCTGCATCAAAGATGCCGTGCACCTAATCACTGTAACCCTCACAGCCCGTCTATATGGCGGGCACCCCCTAACATGTTATCCCTATTCAAACCACAGACAATGTCCGCATCCCAAATGTTAGACAAACTAACTAAGTTACGTACCCAACGTGCCCAGTTAGTGATACAGTTATCTAACGTAGATAATGAAATTGCCCCCCTAGAGGCATCCCTCAATAAGTTCATCAACCCCCAAGCAACACATACCCAACCAGTTGCCACCCCTATTAAAGTTACCACACAAGTTAACAACACCCCGTTGGTCGCTAAAAGAGACCTACAAACATGCACACAAACAAACAAGCCAATAACACAGCCAGTAACACAAGCACCACTCTCTACTATCGAAACTGTACCTAATAAACCAATGCCGCCTACGCAACTTGCAACTACTGCCGCCCCTAAACAAACAGCAACAAGTGCAAGTACAGTAGTACCCGGCATGGAAGCAATGGTAAGGTCACGAGCCCAGTATCACACAGAGGAACTACAGATCACGTCTGTGGTAAACTCAGGTGTGATTGAAATGTATAACCATTACTTAGGTAATGGAGTCGCACCTCTAGAAGGGTATACAGTTACTGACCGTGTATCAGCCGCAAGTAAACCATACAAACTAATGGCAGTACCAGCACTGAAGATCACATGCACGTTAGTACAACCTTTACCCGAAGGTATGATAGAGAAGAAGAGAGTAATCAGTGAGTGGCTAGAAGCTAATGACTACCTCCGTAGTGAAGACCCTAACAAATTCATATTCGAGACAGAGTATGATAAATGGGGTCACCGGTACTCGCCATACCTATCAATTGATAGCAAAGGCTGTACACTATACATACGTGTAGGAGCAGTGTCGTTAGATAGCCCACAACCCTGGCCCATACTAATTGCTTAACGTACACTAAGACAACTGTGTAGTATAGCAACATAGCTGAATGTTACTGGTAATAGATGCCGCCATCTAACTACCACAATCATGTCCCTGACCATCGCCTCCAGCTTAGAAGATCTGAACAACACACCTTACACGTACGAGTTCAACAAACGTCTACATCTACTAAAGTACTTCCTGTATGAGGTACTAGGGCCGCAACATATGCTAGCAGTAAATCACATGAATAATGAGATACTACTAGCATCACAAGTGCCTGGAAGAGGTATGGGATCAGCTATTGCCTTAGTACTATCACCTAAATATAGTACTAAGATAATACTGCATGACCATCCTAATGTAACGCAAAGACTTATCATGTACCTACTACGTGGTATCGGTGAAGAAGTACTGCGCCCAATAGACGTAGAAGCTGGCGAGTCCAAAGCACTAGAACTTATGAGAAGTGCACTAACCAGAGAATACTACCGCACTCCACAAGGGTCGTAGCCATACAACACCCACACAAACTAAACACTACTGGGGCTCCCATGCCCCTCCGTAAATACAATGACACACCCACAACAGTTACAATTACAAACAGAGATCTGCTACATAGCAGACGACTTCCTCAAACACATGTCCGTGCTTGAGATGACATTAGAAGTGACCACCGCCTCTATACTTGAAGCAACCAAATGCTTACCAAGTAAGGAGCGTAAAGCAGTGCAACACGTCATAGAGCGTGTTTCACCAATAGGTCTAAAGAACCTACTAGAAGCAGTGCGAATGACTGCCTCGCGCACTAACCACTTACGCACACAAGTATATGCAGATGCCGCTAAAGCGCTTGTAGATACTATCTACACACAGAAAGGTGTAGCCGGGCCAACTAGTGAGCGCACGTTCACGAGCGCTGCAGATGGTGCTGCAGCAGCTATAAAAGAAGTAGCAACTGCAACAATCGCTGCACCTAAACCTGTAGTAACCCCTACCAAAAAGTCTAAGCCACAAGTCAATGCTGCTGAACGTAAAGCAGCTATGGAAGTCTACAAACAATGGGCTCTCAAATGCCCATTAGTAAGGTGCCTAGGTAATCCAACCGAACCACCTTCAGATGCCCACCTCTGGGTGATGACATGCGGATACCTAATGTCATCAAAACAAGAAGCACAAGCTACCCTAACTTTAGGGTTAAATGCACTACGGTGGCA